AACTCGACTGGCTCATTCATTACTGTTTCGTTCAATGTTTCACCTCCGTCTGGTGTTACAACATTTCGCTTCTTTCAAGGTTCAACATCAGGCACTTGGGGCGTAGGAACTTTGACAGGCGTCCCTGTTGGAACAACAGCAACCTATAATTCAACAAACTCAACCCTTTCAGTTACAGTCCCATGATCATTACTCCAAGCGCAAATGGCTGGTCATACGACGATTCTGTAGGAAAATGGAAATTGGCATATGAAGATAAAACAATTATTTTCTACCAACAAACAGACCAATCCATTGCAACTCCTCAAACATTATTTGTAGGGACAGAAGCCGAGTGCGAAGAGCAAATAAAGAATTTAGGTCTAACTTATATGCCAGAAGCAAATTGATTTTATGGAAGAAAATATTTTACAAACAATAGATTTTGCCGCAACTAAAAGCGATAGGTTTTTATTTGTGGGATTACTACTCGTTGGAATTATAGCCGCAAGCATCATTTTTAAATATCTGACATCTAGATTGGATCAGGTTGAGAAAAAAATGGAACAAGTTCAGGTTGATTTTAATACCCACCTCCGAACAGCAAACAAAGAAATGATGGAAATCCTGTCGATTAGCAACCAAGCAATTGGTAAAAATATGTTGATTTTGGATCGAATCGAAAGGAAGATCGAAACATTATGAATCCTAAACAAATTGCGCTTGGTTTAATTTTAATGTCTTTTGCGTTTCTTGCTCTCGCACTCTTGACAGGATGCACAACTTTAGGTATTTCGTTAGAGACACAATACGGCAGGTTCACTTATGAACTGCCAGAACCAACAGGAACAAAGAAATGAAAATCGTAAATATCGTATTAGAACGACTCTCGGAGAATAGCACATGGCGTGGTTTACTCCTTATCGCTACGGCACTTGGAGTAAAACTTGAGCCAGACCTTCAGAACGCTATTTTAGCGGCAGGTTTAGGCGCAATCGGATTAATTAATGTGGTTCGTAAAGGAAAATGATTCCCGATTCTCGCCCACAACAGAAAAAAGACGCAACTTTGAAGTTGCTAATTAAAGCAGGAGTTAAAGATTCTGTAGCTTTAGTTGGCATTCGCGGTTACTATCTCGATTCGATGGGCGAGAAAGGAAAAAATGATCGAGGCATTTACGATGATGCGATTTTCGTAGTTTCGCCTGAAGCGTATGTTTCTTTCAACGCAAATACCGATCCTACTGTTTATCGCAAAGGCATTGCCTCTCTAGTCCCCGGAGTTCACATTTACAAAAAAGGCAAACATGGCATTTCCAAGGGTCCGGGGTATCCAGCCTTGCGTCCTGCGACAAAAGACGAAGCATTGCCTGTTTATCGCGATGGCGAGGGCATTTCGATTGGCTATCATATCAACATCCATCGCGGAGGCAAATCTACCTCATCACTAGGTTGTCAGACGATTCCTTCATCGCAATACGACTCGTTCATCACTTTAGTTTACGATCAAATGGATCGATTTTCACAAAAAACAATTCCGTATCTTTTAATTGAGGCTTAATTATGAGTTGCAACAACGATAACTACAACAACATCTGCCGTCAGGACATTCCATATCCGCAAGTTTCTCCTGAAAGCGTACCTTCGCTAATTTCTAATCTTGTTCAAGCACTCTATGGAACGATCAGTAAAAGTGTTGTAGATGGACGGGTGGTCTGGGACATTCCTTGCGACCCTAATAATAGCGCGGAAGTAGATAATATTCCACGCGAAGAAGGCGAAGGATTACTTTGCTACCTTCTGCGTTTATTTGCAAATTCGCTTGATAGCTTTGGTTCATTTTTGCGATGGGGATTTTCTGGTTCTGGACAAACAGAATTTACTCTTACTGGTGCATATCAACCTGATCGCAATGCTTATTTGGCATATATCGATGGGGTTGTCCAAGACCCGATCAATTATACAATTTCTACAACTCTCCCGCGAGTTTTAACGCTTGATACTCCTCTTCCTTCTGGCTCATTTCTTACTATCGTAGAACTTTCTAGCCGCGCAGGAGCGACAGGCGCGACAGGAGCGGTTGGAGCCACGGGAATTGGAGCCACGGGAAGCACGGGAGCAGTAGGCTCCACAGGAAGCACGGGGCCAATCGGAGCAACTGGTTTCGGTTTAACAGGTTCTACGGGCGCAACAGGAATTGCAGGACCAGTTGGAGCCACAGGGTCAGGTCAAACAGGAAGCACGGGAGCGACTGGATTACAAGGGCTTGTGGGGCAAGTTGGCGCGACAGGAAGCACGGGATTACGAGGAACCACAGGAGCAAGCGGAATTTCTCCTGCTATTACTCGTCAAAGTTTTACTGCTCACGATATTACCACAGGTTACAAGCAATTTGATTATTATCCTTCCGCTCCTATTGGCTGGACTTACGGCACTCGACTTCGCGCAGTAGCTAATTCTGCGTATCCTTACGATTGGGTCGAAGGAAATGTCATGGAGGTGAACGATTCTTGGGTTCGACTCTGGATTGATACCGCTCAAGGTGCTGGGAATTTCGCTGATTGGATGATTGGCATTGCAGGAGATGGTGGATTGGGAGCGACCGGGCCGATTGGCGCGACAGGAAGCACAGGTCCAGTTGGATCGACGGGCGCGGGAACCACCGGGGCTACGGGCGTAGACGGGCCAGTCGGAGCCACGGGAAGTACCGGGCCAGTCGGAGCCACAGGCGCGGGAACCACCGGGGCCACGGGCGTAGACGGGCCAGTCGGAGCCACGGGAAGCACGGGGCCAGAGGGAGCCACGGGATCAGGAAGCACGGGAGCCACAGGTCCAGTAGGCGCGACAGGTTTGCCGGGGCAATCTGCATCTTTCTATAATTATCAAGCAGACGCAGTAAATACATCTGGAGTTCCTGCGAATGGAAGAATTATTTGGGATAATCTCACTCAAGCATCTGCGACAACTGTAACATTGTCGCATCTTGATTCGCTCGGAAATGACATTGATGTTTTCTTCCCATTGTTCAAAACAGGTGACAACTTTGTAATCCAAGATCAAGGCAATTCTAATAATTATCAGACTTGGGAAATTTCCGCGACTCCGACTGTAGTTGTTAATAGTTATGTAACTATTCCTGTGACATTAGTTACTTCTGGAGGAACTTCGCAATTTGCAGACGCACAGAATTTGTTGTTTGCTATTGTTAGCTCTGGACTTGTAGGAGCTACTGGTCCCGTTGGAGCAACTGGAGTTGCAGGAAATGATGGCGCGACAGGAAGCACGGGAGCAGTTGGAGCCACGGGAAATGTTGGTGCGACTGGAGTTGGAGAACAAGGCGCAACAGGACCAGAAGGCGCAATAGGACCAGAAGGCGCAACGGGACCAGTAGGCGCAACAGGAATTGGTGGAGGTGGCGCAACTGGAGCAGGAACGGATGCGGTATTTTTCCTTAATGATCAGTCTGTAACAGCAAGTTATTCTATTCCATTAACAAAAAACGCACTTACCGCAGGGCCAATTACAATCGACTCTGGAGTTACTGTGACAGTCCCAACTGGATCAGCTTGGACAGTAGTATAAAATAATAAAATTATGCCAATCTCAATAAATGCAATTACTGGAATCGTGAACGCTACTTGGACGACAGCAACTCGTCCAGTAAGTCCAACTGTTAGTCAGACAGGATACAATACAACTCTATCACGCTTTGAATGGTATGACGGAACGCAATGGATGACTTATTCTGACACAAATAGAAGCGATGAAGTCATTCAAACATTTCTCGCTTCAACGACATTTACAGTCCCAGCAGGTATTACCAACATCGCTGAAGTCCTTGTTGTTGCAGGTGGCGGGTCGGGTGGAAGATATTATGCAGGCGGCGGTGGTGGTGGTGGTGTGATTTACCAAACCAATTTCCCAGTTACTCCCAGCGCATCACTTACAGTAACAGTAGGTGCTGGGGGAGCTTCAGTATCTGTTGATTCAGTTGGAAATAACGGAGGCAATTCTGTATTTGGATCATTGATTGCAATAGGCGGCGGCGGTGGTGGTTCATATAACACAGTTCCATATGTTGGACGAACTGGAGGATCTGGCGGCGGCGGTGGATATGGGGGATTTGCTGGAGGCTCTGGAACAGTTGGGCAAGGGTATGCTGGAGGAGTTGGAGCAACTACTGCAAACTACGGAGGTGGCGGCGGTGGTGGGGCTACAAATGTAGGATCAACAGCAAACGACACATCAGGCGGAAATGGAGGAAATGGATTTATATCTTCTATTAGCGGAATCTCCTCGACTTATGGTGGTGGTGGCGGTGGAGCAGCGACTTCAAGACCGGGAGGCACAGGAGGAACTGGTGGTGGTGGGAACGGAGGGAATGCAACTACATTTCCAACAAATGGACAAGCCAATACTGGAGGCGGCGGCGGCGGTGGTGGCCAAAGTGCAGGATTATCAGGCGCAGGCGGTTCTGGAATTGTAATCATTAAATACTAAAAATATGAGACTCGCACAAATTCAAAACGAAGTAGTAGTCAATGTTCTAATTGCTGATGAAGTTTTTCCAAGCACACCTACCGATACCTACATCGAATCTGACACCGCAGGCATTGGATGGATATACAAAGACGGAGAACTATCTCCTCCTCCGATAGACATTGATGCGCTTCGTCATACTGCTTATGTCGCGGAGTCTGATCCCATCTTTTTTAAGTATCAAAGAGATGAAGCAACCAAAGAAGAATGGCTTGCTAAAGTCGAAGAAATCAAAGCTCGTTACCCAAGGAACTAATATGCCAATTATCTTAAACGGAGGAACAGGAATTGTAAATTCCATCTGGACAACGGCAACTCGTCCATCAAGCCCAACGCAAGGTCAGATGGGCTACAATACTACTACTGGTAATCCAGAATGGTATGACACTCAAAGCTCTACTTGGAAATTCTTTTCTCAATCTGGTGGAACATATTCCATTGACTTTTTAATTGTTGCTGGCGGAGGTGGCGGTGGTATAGCTTATGGTGGCGGTGGCGGAGCAGGTGGACTTATTGCTGGTTCTTCTGTTGTAACTCCTACTACACTATATACGATTACAGTTGGTGCTGGAGGAGCAACAGGTTCAATTGGTAATACATCATTTATTTCAACAATTGCTAGTGCTACTGCTGGTGGTTTTGGCGGTGCTGGCGGTGTAAATACTTCAGGTGGCAATGGCGGTTCAGGTGGAGGCGGTGCAGGCACAGGTGTAGGCGGCTCTGGCACAAGCGGTCAAGGTAGTAGTGGTGGAGCTGGTTACGATAGCTCACCTTATTTTGCTGGCGGAGGCGGAGGCGGACAATCTAGCGCAGGTTCAGCGGCAATCCCATTAAATGCTGGCAACGGCGGCGCAGGTTACACCAGTAGTATTAGTGGAAGCAGTCTTACCTATAGCGGAGGAGGTGGCGGTGGTCATTACAATGCGGGTAATGGTGGCAATGGTGGAGCAGGTGGCGGAGGTGGCGGTGGATGTAATACTAATGGCACTCCGGGCACTGGTGGCAGCAATGGAGGTTCTTCGGGTTCAACTTCAGGCGGTGGTTCTGGCGGTGTGAATACTGGAGGCGGCGGTGGTGCTGGTGGAATCATCAATAACGGCGGTGCTGGTGGTTCTGGAATCGTGGTTCTTCGCTATCTCGGTTCACAACGCGGCACTGGCGGAACAGTTACTACATCTGGCGGATACACAATTCATACATTCACTTCATCAGGAACTTATGTAGCTTAATATTATGGCACACTACGCAAAAATAACAGACTGCAAAGTAACGAGTGTAATCGTTGCTGAAAAAGAATTCTTCGACACTTTCGTGGATAACACACCCGGAGAATGGATTCAAACATCCTACAACACTCATGGTGGCGTTCATGCTTTAGGCGGAACTCCACTTCGCAAGAACTATGCTGGCGTTGGATTTTCTTACGACAAAGTAAAAGATGCATTCATTCCTCCAAAACCATTTGAAAGCTGGAGTCTCAATGAAGATACCTGTCTCTGGGATGCACCAACTCCTTATCCAGAAGATGGAAAAGATTACACATGGGACGAAGCAACTTTAAGTTGGGTAGAAGTAACTAAATAATTTTATGGCAACATCATTTACACTACAAAACGATCCTGCTTTGCCTCAAGGGTATCTCAAGGTCAATGGATCAACCTCTGCTACATTCACTACGAGTGGAATTACAGGAAACTTGACTGGAAATGTGACTGGAAATGTGACTGGAAACTTGACTGGAAATGTGACTGGTAACGCTGATACTTCTACGAAGTTCTCAACTACGACTGGTTCTGCTCCAACTTACGCCTGCCGTGCATGGGTGAACTTTGACGGAACACGCGATACTACTGGTGCGGTTAGCACAGCAAATACAAATCGTTTCATCCGCTCAAGTGGCAATGTGACGAGTGTGTTGAGAACATCAAATGGTGGTTATACAATTACAATGACAACTCCAATGAGTGATGCGAATTATTGTGTTACTGCTGTAACAGATGTAAGATCAACAACAACTACCACAACATTTACATCAAGTCAATTTTCTATAAATTGTTATGGATCAGCAGGATTTGGCACAGACCCAAGTTATGCTTTTTGTTCAGTAATTCAATAAAACTAATTATTATGCCGCTAACTAAAGCAACTCAAGCAGTAATTGCTCCAAATATCTGTACGACAGATACAACGCAAACAATTACTGGTAATAAAACATTTACTAATTCAATTAATGGTAATGTTACTGGTAATGTTACTGGTAATGTTACTGGTAATGCAGGAACGGCAACAATCCTACAAACGGAAAGAACTATTCAAATTTCTGGTGCTATTACTGGAACTGCGACTTCTTTTAATGGTGGCTCAAATATTGTTATTCCTGCAACAATTTCATCTGGAGCAACAATTACATCTCCAATTATTTCTGGTATTGTTATTGGGGCTACCGGAGCGCAATTACCAAGTACATTAATTTATGGTGTAATAGATGGATCAAGCGGAGCATCTGGATTTGTTGGTCAAATAGTATCTTCAACTGTTGCTGTTGGAAGTGCAATTGCATTGACAACTAATACTACTGCAAATGTAACGAGTATTTCATTACCTATTGGAGAATGGTATGTAAATGGTCAAGTGGATTATCGTGCAGGCGCAACAACAAGCATTACAATTCTTGCACAAGGTATTAGTCAAACATCAGCAACACTTGGAGGGCAAGATACATTTTCTCGATCTGTAATGTCGGCAGTTGTTCCAACTGCGGCTAATGATATTGGAATTCCAATTCGTGGTCAAAGAATTGTATTAACTGCTCAAACTACAATTTATTTAGTTGCTACAGGAACTTTTACAGTTTCCACTTTATCCGCTTACGGAACAATTGAAGCAAGAAGGATTCGTTAATATGCCATACACTACACAAAAAGCAGAATTGCCAGAAGGTTTTATTGATTTAGGCGAAGAAGTTCCTTCTATGGGAATGACTGAAATTGAAATTGAAACTCCGAAAAGCGAATATCACTATCCATCGTTGTATTTTGACAATGCAGAAGAATTAAGTAAGTTGCCAAAAGAAGGAACTGCTGTTATCCATTTCAAAAAAGTCATGGAGAAAAAAGAAGTTACGATGCGCGATGGCGAGGAGAAGAAAAGGCATTGCGTGGAATTGCAAATTTGTGGTATCAAACCTAGTTCTATTTCTGAATCCGAAATGGAATCCGAGGAATACGATGACGAAGACGAAATTGAAAATGGATTAAACGAAGCTGAAGAAGAAGATTAATTTTATGAAAAACCCTAACTCACCCATGCCTGAAGAGGCTATGACTGACGAAATGTCCGCAATGCCTCCTATGCCTGCGGAGGGCGAGGTAATGATGAGCATCCCTAAATCGACCTTCGACCAATTACACGGCATCGTGGTGCAATTGGCAGAGGCTATTGACGCACTTGCTGTCAATGTCGAGCAACAGGCGGCAGGAGGTGGCGAGATGATGCCTCCTGAAACTCCTGAAGGCGAGATGGAAGATGCCGATCTTGCCGCATTTGCAGAAGAACTTTCCCGTGGTGCTGTCTAATCATGTTTGTCTCGCAAATTTTCGAGGAATGCGCGGAAATTTTAGGCACGACAGACCAGACTAAAATTTTCCGCAAGATCAGTCAGGCAGTCCAGACTTTAATGGAGTCTGGACATTGGATGCATTCGACTGCGGAAGTCGATGTCTGCGCGGGTTGGGATGGTTGCTCTATTGCATTGCCTCGCGGCGTTTCTGTGCCGTTAGCAGTCAATGTAGACGGCAGTCCTACATACTTTCGCAATCGTTTATTTCAGTATCATGTAAACAAGGGTGGGAAATACAACTCCGTCGAGTGGGCATGGGATGACCGAGGCTATGTTGCTACCTTAATGGAAATCATCCAGCCTTCCGAGTTGGTTGCGATTGCCGAATCTAGCAACGATGTCGGAAAAGTTCTTCGTATTATTGGCACAGACAATTTAAATCGAGATATCCGCAGTCAACTTCCAGACGGCACAGGTGTAGATGGGTTGCTTGTTCCTATCAACAGCATCTCTGACTTTCCTTACGGCACAATTGCGCCATCTGGTTCTAATGTTAATACACGCGAAGTCTCAATTTCGCCGATTCAGCTATTTAAGTCTGCTACTGCCCATCAGTTAAATTCTGGTCAAGGAATGTCGGTCACGCCAATCCCAATCTCTGGGACCATTCCAGTTCCATTATCAAGTGGCAAAACTTATTACATCGGCGTTGTTGATGCGTTCACGATTAAAATTTACAACGACTCATTAAACGCTCAAGCAGGAGATTACCCTATTTCATTACAATCAATTGTTGGTGCTGATCCACTTGAATTTCTTGATCAAAGGGCAAGCCGTGTTGTTACTGCATTACGATTTGCAACCGCTCCAACGATTGGCATTAGTAGTGCCAATCCCATTGTGTTTCCTGCTGGACAGACATTGCCTGCTCCTTTGAAGTCAGGAACAACTTATTTTGGCAATCTTTTAGATTCTACAAATCTTCAGATTTTCGAGACTGAAGAGAACGCTCAAAATAATTACAACGAGGTTTACACGACTGGATCAATTGATCCTATCGATGTCGATATTCGTAAAGAGATTTTTCCTGAAACAAAGTTAACATTTACAGTCCCTCACTTGTTCGTTGATGGAGATCAAGTTGAGGCATTCACATCTGGTGGCGTATTGCCTCGTCCATTGATCAGCAACAAGAATTACTTTGTAAATATTATTGATTCAACCTCGGTAACACTTCACGAAAATCAAGCAGACGCAGTTGCATCAACTGGAACATTCTTTGTAAATCCTATCGTTCTTTTAACGCCCGGTAGTGGTGTGTTTTCGTTAGTGAAATTAATTCCCGCTACGGCAAGCGTTGGTAAAACAAATCAGATTTCTGCTCCGGGTCTGTCTATACCAGCACCATTAGGAGCAGGAGCGCAATTTGCGGCAGTACCAGTTGGTTCTGTAACCTCTGTTCGCGTATCTGCTAGTGGTTCTGGATATACTACCGAACCAATTGTAACTTTTAGTGATCCACCAACTCCTCCTGCTGGTCAGCAATCTCGTGTTGCAAAAGGATATGCAATTAGAAATTCTATAACTAATACAATTTCTGAAGTTATTATTACTGATTCTGGTCTTGGATATTCGTCTACTCCAACAGTAACAATTGACCCTCCTACAACTACAAATTTTACTGTTACTGGAATTACTACAAATCCAAGCACTTTAATTGCAACAGCAACAACTGCTGTTGCTCATGGATTTGCTAATGGAAATCAAATTTTAATTTCTAATGCGTCTCCAAATGATTATAATGGCACAAAAACAATATCGAATGTATCTACTAATACATTTACTTATGTTGTTGGTTCAGCTTTAGCAGATGCTACTGGTAATATTACTGCCGCTAGAGTTGCATCAGGTAACCAAGCTACTGCTACTGCCAGCATTACTACATCATTTATTTCAAAATTCACTCAAATTTCTGCTGGTTCTGGATATACTGAAGCACCACAGGTTAAAATTGAAGGTGGCGGTGGAACTGGAGCGACTGCAAAAGCAAATGTTTCTGGAGGACAAGTAACTTCGATTGATATCATCACTCAAGGAACTGGCTACACATCGCCGCCTAGTGTTATACTTTCTCCTTCTACTGGAGTATTCATTGAATTTCAAAGTACAGGAACATTGCCGCAACCTTTAGTTGCGGGAACTGTGTATCGTGCAGAGAATCCTACCGCAGGCAATACATTTACAATTAAAAACACAGATTATTCGGATGTTGATATTAAATCATCTGGTTCAGGAATATTGTATGTAGTTCTTTCTAGGGCTTTTGGAGTTTCGTTTACTGGAAACTGGAGAGGTGACTATGCATCTCTTGGTCAAACTCAAGGTTTTTACTTTGGAACTGATTTTCTTCTTCCAACAACTACTCCATCAATTGATAATGGTGTAACACAATTCTGGTTACGAAAAGATACTGATGAGTCTGGACGAGTTTATACTTCTGAAGCAAATGCAATTGCTGGAGGAACTACTGGTAAAGTTGTAACAACTGCATTTGGAACAGGTCAAACATATTTTGGAATTCGTTTTACTGTAACTCCTAGCGTTTACGATGATTTAATTGAGCCAGATAACATTCAATTTATTGCAGATGATGAGATAGTTAATTTTAGCACATCTGGCACATTGCCATCTCCATTGATTGCTGGAACTAATTATACTGTAAAGCTATTCGGCAATCGTGTAAAAGTATACTCTGGCGGTGTGTTGGTTCCAATTGCAACGCCGGGGACAGGTCGATTGACGCTAGATATTCGCAGAGTAATGATAGTCCAGCCTTCGACTAGCATTTATGCGCCTGCTTGCTTGTATGAAACTGGCGATTCCGTAACTGTTCGTGCAACTGAAAATGATGTATTACCAAGTGGTCTTGTTGCAGGCACTACATACTATGTTCGCAAAATTAAAAGCGATGAATTTGAGCTTTATGACACTTTAAATAACGCTAGAAACTTATCTTCGACTACTGGTCGAGTTGAATATTTAACAACTGGAAATAAAACTACCTCTACTTTCTTTGTAGATAATGTTCAAGGCCCAGTCCTAGTTAAGAGTATCGCACATATTGAAAAACCAGTAACAGATGGATATGTGAGTCTCTATGCATGGGATTACGGACGCAGTAATGATTTGACTCTGATTGGTCAGTATCATCCAGACGAAATTAATCCTAGTTACAGACGAGTTCGCATTGGCAAGAAATGTGCTTGGGCGCGAATCATTTATCGTGTCTCGCCTCCAACTGTGACTTCCAAGCAAGATTACATTCCTCTGGAGCATGAACGCGCAATTATTACTGCGGTTCACGCTTGCGACTTGGAAGATAAAGACTTTGCCGAGCAGGCGACTCGTTACTGGGGTGTAGCATTTAATTACCTGAAGAACCAGCAAGAGCATCTGGATGGTCACTCATTCCAGCCACCGCAAATTCAAAATCTCGTCTATGCTGACGGACATGATCCCGTGATGACATGAAAAGTGAGAATATCACAAGTGGCAGACTGCAAAAGATCACTACAGGGTGGACGCAGGGAGTCAATTCTGTTCGCAATCCTTGGGCATTGCCAGAGAACCAGTTTAAATGGGGAACTAACCTTTCTATTCGCGGTGGAATCGCCCAGACTCGACCCGGCTACACAATGCGCCTTTCTCTACCTCCCGGCAACCTGCAAGGCGGGATTATATTTCAGGCAAACAAGCAAAAAGACGCATCTTTTAGCCGCGAAGAAAATGGAGTTCAAACAGCAGTTCCTGCGAAGATTTTTGATGTAAATGGCGAAGGAGTCATTGCAAGCGAATTGAGCTACATGGTCTTTGCAGTAGACGGCAATGTTTACTACGCACCTTTCCCACTAGTTCAGCCTAAAAACTGGAATGATTACAAACTGAACAGCATTAAGTTCGATCCTGATGTTGAAAATCTTTTCTTCGCACTAGCCACAAAAACGGCAAATTTGGCTACATCCGAAAATGAGTTAGTCACTCCAGCACATACCATCATAATGATGCAGGATGGCATTTCTGCGCCTGCCTACTGGGATGGTTCAAATAAAGTTGGAACGCAGGACTCGTCCATCCCTGTAGGGACACACATGGCATATTCTGGCAATAGAATGTGGGTTGCAGAGAAGAATATCGTTCTTGCTTCCGATCTTGGCGACCCAACTAGCTGGAAGGAACGAACACAAGGCACAGGGAGGGGCGATTTTGCGTTTGTGCGACCTGTTACTGGTCTTGTTTCGTATGTCGGTCAAGATACCTCTACCCGGCTAATCGTGTTTACAGATCGCGCCACATATTCGCTTGCATCTGGTGTGCTGGACAGGACGCAATGGACTACGACTGCTAATTTTCAGAATACGCTTTATCCAACTGTGGGATGCGTTGCGCCTCGGTCAATTGCGTTTCAGGCAGGTCAGATGTGGTGGTATTCGGATGGTGGTCTTGTTGCGGCGGATGTTGCGGCGGCATCATATTTAAGTTCGCAAGTATTGTTTAAGGATATTGAAATGGCGCGAACAAAGCGTTTGATGGATGGGAATCCATCGAATATTTGTGCCGTTGCGTTTGAAAACTATTTAATGTATTCCGTTCCATACCTGTCAAAACTTAATACTGACACAATGGTTATGGACTATGCTCCCGCCGCAGAGTGGGGAAGTGGACGGCAACCTGCATGGGCTGGAGTCTGGACTGGAACTCGACCAGTTCAATGGACTGTTGGGAAGATTGAAAGTCAAAATCGATGCTTTCAATTTTCTGTTGATTATGCACCAACGGCAGATGGTTCTTACAATCATCTTTGGGAGGCATTCCAACCTGAACGATACGATACATATCTTCAGATAAACCCTGACGGCACTACAACCGATCTTTACAATCGCATTTATTGCCAACTTGAAACTCCAATGCTTGGAGACGGCATGGACTTGAAACAATTTATCTACTCTGAAATTGAAGCTACTGAAATCGGTGGAACTGTAGATGTAAATGTAAGTTATAGGGGGTCAAAGGGTCGATATTTGCCGATCTTGAATACTAGGATTTTAGCAGTCACTAATGATTATCAATGGAGGGGAACAGATTACGAAAGCCAAGTAGAGAAAGCTGGCTTTCTTAACACGCAATATCGCAGATTAATTACAGAATCAGCAAACAGGTTAGCTACCTACGAAACCTGCGAAAGCCCATTAACTAACGATGTAGACAAGGCTTTCTCAATCCTGATCGAATGGTGTGGTCAGATGGGCATCGAGATTGTCAGGACTTTCCTAGACCCTTGGAGCGAAAAAGCTACTGGAATTCCTCAATATGTCGAAACTAAATCTTGCGTTGTAGGTCAGAATGGTGACAATTTTACTATCGATTTGAAAGAAAGTCCGTATGAAAATTTATCCTTGTCACAAGAAAACTGGAGTGCCAAAGTTTATAAGACTGTGACTGTAAATTGCACAAGTTCTAGCAAGACGATTTCCGCCACCGCATCTGCTTCATATATTTCAACAGTTAGCTATGCTCATGCGCGAGAAGAGGCTGAAACGCTGGCAGAGCAAGCCGCAACCAATGCCGCTCAAGAATTTAAGGCAAATAACCCCTGCTAATTATGCCTTCCATTGCTAAATCAAAAATAAGATTGACAGATTTTCCGAATAAATTTATCTCGCCTTTTACAGATGAATTTCTGGTTCCTGTCTACTCGTCTATTCCTTTTGAAAAAAATCAAAATGAGTGCTTGCCGTGTGCGTTGTGCGGCACATACAATGATCGCCAAGATGTCTTGGATCAAGTTGCTTCGCAGTATACGGGATTCAAGCAAGGACCAGTTCCAGACGAAATTTTTGTCGGTTTTAACTAATAAATAAATACATGAGATCAACAATTGAATATAAGCTAATACCAAAAGATTCAGCAGAGTTCCTTGAACTTTCTGATTTCGCGGAAACATTTGATCATAAGATTGTAGATCATCCTCAAATCAATGTTTATGGTCATTACAAAGATAATAAGCTAGTTGGCTATAGTGACCATGTATTCATTCCAACAATTTATCCTGCTTTCCACCCAGATTTTACAACTCCACGAGATGTGATACAGACCATGCATGACTGGAGAGTTTACAATCAACTTACAGGTGGTCCCGGCTATGTCGGAGTGCCATTGCAAAGTGAGCGATTTACATTCACCAATGAAATCATGGAAAAGTTAGGCATGGAACGATTAAACCGAGAAGTATTTTACATTAAACGAAAGGAATAAAATTATGGGTGGAGCCGCAACAGTACCTACTGGTCGATACATGAGCCGACCTGATTATCAAACAGATTTTCAAATTTTATCTCAAAAACAAGGGATGGGGAATACCGCCCTTGATATTGCGTCTACTGATTTAAATGCCGCTCAAGCTGGAGTATTAGGTACACAATTAAATTTACTTAAATCAAGAGGAGACACTTTAAGCACCGCAAGAAATGTATTTGATTTGCAATCAAAGATGCAACCTTTGATGCAAGATTTTGATGCCGAGCAGACCTCTCGGCAAGCCGCGCAATTTGGCTTATCTAATGAAGCGAGGGCAAGGCAGGGAGAAGAATTGCTTTCTCCTGCGACTGCTCGTATGCGGTATCAATTGCCAGAACAAATCGAAGCGGTGACATCTGACGAGTCTTTTAAAAACCGCATGGATGCTTGGTTGAAAAATAAAGGCATTTCTTCAGTTAGTGGAACAGGCGTCGATCCTTCGTCATCTTTTGGCCGATCCATGCTTGCAGATGTATCAACTGAAGAGGGACGCAAGCGGATGCTGGAAGACATTGAACTGCGGAATAAGTTTGTTACTAGCCAGCAACGCCCAATCGGAGGATTAGACCCTAGCGCATTGATCAACAAAAGAATGACAGCAGAAGCTGAAAATCGTGGTGCAATGTCAGACTGGCAATCAGGTATTTTACAAGGAGCGCAACAACTTGGTCAAATTAATCAATTAAAACAAGCAGAAGAATTTGAACAGGCAAGACAACTTGGATCAACGCTTGATTCATTCCAGCAAGCAAGAATGGGATTAAATCAAAATGCCTTTGACTATTTAAGCAAGAATATGGGAGAGATTTTAAATCTATCCAATGTTCAAAAGCAAAATCGTCAGGCTTATGATCAATCTTTATACAATGCGGCAGTTCAAAATGCACAATCGCAGAATGCTTCAAAAGCAGGCATGATTTCGGCAGGCGCAGGCATTGGTGGTGCGGCAATCGGTGCGGCGGCAATCATTATATAAACAAAAAATCTGTCTATATGGATCAACTTATTAGCGAAACAATCGAGAAAGCTAAAAGATGGGCAAAAAATTGGCCCAATTCTGTCGTTTTGTGGTCAGGTGGAAAAGACTCGACTGCGATGCTTCATTTGCTTAAATTTCAAGCTGGAATCGATGTGCCTGTAATTCAGTTTCGGCAACCGAAATTTCGCGAGCGATATGCGTATTCAGATCAATTGATCCGAGATTGGGATTTGACTGTCTTTGACTACCCTGCAAGCCGATTTGCATTAGCAGATGGTCCTGATACAGAGACTGGCGAGGTGCGCTTTGATCTTCTACATTATTTCCAATGGGGAACTAAAGCTGTTGTTCTGTCATTAGGAACCGAGCGTCCAAAGGAAGGTGAGAAGTTCATGTGCGGTGTGCGTGACTTTCTAAAACGACCCACAGGAACCTTTAATTGGCCGTGGGAGTCAGTCTGGATCGGAACTAAAAACTCCGATACTGATTTGATCAAAGGTCATGTGCCTATTTCGCAAGATATTCGCCATGCTGATGGCAGTCCTGTATCGCTTTACCTTATGCGCGATTGGACTGATCGCGACATCTATCAATATCTAGAGGATAACAAAGTAAAAGCCGATCCTACTCGATATATTAAAACAAAATCTGGATGGGCAAACAATCCTGACAAGTCTTTAAACGCAGACTTCTATCCGACTTGCTTAAATTGTGTAGATCGACATCAAGGCAATCAAGTGTATTGCCCAAAGTTAAAAGCAACTGTGACAAATATATCACATCTTGCACCATACGAAGATATCGTGATACCAGAGTTAGGATTCAAACCAGTTAATTGGGAGAAATAATATGGGTGGAGCAAACAAATCAAGCACTTCAACAACGCCGGGAGGGGCATTTAACCCTCAAGCGCAAGTTCAAAAAGCAACTCAAGCAACCGCCGCAGATTTAGCGGCATTCGATGCAGAGCAGTTGCAAAACAAACGAATTGCTCAAGGACTAGATTTTTTAGGACAAGGAATTTCAGGCACGGCTAATAGCAGTCCTGCATCTACTCCTGCATCTGCCGCTTTAGCGAGTCAGAATCAAGCAGATAACTATAAAAAATTAATGGAGATGCAATTATCTCAAAAAGATTCTGACTCTTTAAATTTCATGCCGCAAATGCCATTTAATTTACAAAGCACAAACCCTGAATTAGTTAATAATGCTTGGGCAGATGCTGTTAAAACATTGGTTGGAAGTGCAGTATCTGGTGCTGGTCAGATGTATAAGAAGTGACGAATTATGATTGCCAAAAATGCGGAGCCTGTTGCAGTTTTAAGTGGTCATGGCCGATCTTCAAACGAGATCGATCAGATGCAACTGGCATTCCTGCGGAAATGCAACGAACAGATTATCCTATAATGAAGACTGAAAACAACAGATGCGTTGCTTTAGAAGGTGAAGTTGGAACCGCAGTTAAGTGTTCTATTTATAATTGCAGACCGCAGGCGTGTAGGTTATTTGAACCCGGATCAAAACTTTGCTTGGAAGCTAGGTCTAAAATAGAATTATAATTATGGGTGGCTCATCATTTGGAAAAGTTGTAACTAAAGTTGTTGATCCTTTTAACCTTGGGAATTCTAAATTTGTTAAATCCGCTAGAAAAGTAATTGATCCATTAAATATAATGGACCCATTAAATGTTTTGCCGGGAAGCGGTAAGCCAATTGGGACATGGGATAAAAACTTTGGTGCGCCATTAATGAACTGGTTAAATCCAAAGCAAAGTTCATATACACCAATGACAAAAGGGTTGCCATCAAATGCTCAATATTTTCAGCAACAACAACAAATGTTGCAAAATATGCAAGCACAGCAACAGATTAAACAAGCACAGCAACAAAGTAAACTTGCTAATTTGAGATCACAAGCACCATCTTACCCTGCCGCTACTCAAACAACAACTGCTCAAGTGCCAGCTACTTTATCTGCTTCAGCAACCGCTCCGTCAACTGCTCCGTCAACTGCTCCGTCAACTGCTACTCTTGCACAAACAAAAAGTAGTGATACAGCTATTGCTTCCGACTTGCCAATAGAATTCGGTTATAAACCACCAACTACAACTTCAAAAGTTGCAACTGCAAATACATTTTCATTGCCTAATATGTCAGACATTAAGTTTGGCGGGGCATAACAAATAAACGAAAGGAAAATAAAATTATGGGCGGCGGACCTAGCGGACCATCAAAGTCTCAAATTAAAGCAGAGCAGGGATTGCGAAATCAAGAAATGCAGATGCAACAAGCGCAATTCAATCAACAAATGGCTCAACAAGCACAAATGGCGCAATTGCAACAACAGCAGGCTGAACAAGCAAGGCAGGATGCAATTTTTGAGCGTCAGAGAATTGAAAGCGAGCAAGCGCGGATAATGGAGGAGCAAAAAAAAGAACGAGCAAGAATTGAAGAGCAACAACGACAAGCGGCAATTGAAAGTCAAAATGTTGCCGCCGCTCAACTTCGCAGGCAACAAGAATCCAAAGCACAGCAGGAACTATCTGCCGTCTCTAGCGCACAAACAATGGCAGACCAACAAAGGCAAGAGCAAGAGCGTCAGGCGGCATTGTCCGCAGGGGCGCAGGCTACTGGTGCTGGCTACAATTTAAATGCCGCTCGCAAGCAAGCATTGATTGGGATGAAAGGAACTCCAAATCTCCCTGCTACGGAAGCTAATCAATCTGCATCTAGCAATGTTTTCACTATGCCTAAAACAACTGGACTTCAATTTGGAGGAACTTAATATGGGAGGAAGTAAAGGTAGAGGTAAAAAAAACGATGGTGGTGGCAGTAGTCCCGCGCCTCAAAATAATAATTGGCAAGCACAGCAATCTGCAATGCAATCTGCACAGCAAAACGCACAGCAAAACGCACAGCAGGCGGCAATGCAACAACAGATGGAGCAATCTAGGCAAGCGGCAGAAGCTGAAAGAAAGCGGCAAGAAGAAGCTGAAGCTGAACGAATTCGCCAACAAAATATCCAAGCTGAAAATCAAAAAGCGGCAGACTTCCGCAGGCAATCAGAAAATAAAATTCAATCGGACTTTACTAGTGCCGCACAAAACCAGCAACGACTCGATCAGCAAGCCGCGCAAAACTATGCCAGCACAACCGCAGGCGGAAGCGGCTACAATGTTGGTTCTGCCCAACAGCAAAAAATCTCGGCGGCAGGGGGCGTTGCTGGACCTGCATCAACCAATGCGCCATCGTCTATGCAAATGGGACTTCCGCCTATTCTCGCGTCAAATGCTGGTGTTGGCGGCACTCCACAAAATACTAACTTCTCACTCCCGTCCGCTCAAGGACTACAATTCGGAGGTATGTAATGCCTGCATCTTATAATTTCTCGCCACAATTCGCTACAATTAAGTCTGCATCTCCGTTAGAGGGGATGCGACCATTCCAAATACCAGAGGTGCGTCACACCGCTTTGCAATTTCAGCCTCAAAAGTTTTTAGAGGTTAAATCTAGTCAACCTGAATTAGTGTCGCAAGGTTGGGCGAGTGGCTTGAAGGAGGGCATTGGTGATGCATTAAAAGGCATTACTACGGCATTTGTTACTGAACGCGAGAAGAAAGACAAAAAAGCTGAAGATATCATTCAACGCAAACATGAAAAAGATGTAGCCGCAATTAAATCCGAAAAAACATTTGAAGAAAAAGATTTAGAGAGAAGGTATAAAGAAGCGCAGGTTCAAAATATTGAATCTCAAGTTGAAACTAGAGGTAAAGATAAAAAAGTGCCACCAGTCATTAAGCCTCGCGGAACTTTTATTGTAGAACCTGATGAATCATTGCCAAAACCTGCTCCTACAGAGCCTGACACAGCTTCAAGCACAGAAGGGCAATTTAAGCCTGTTCCAGATGAGATTCCAGATAATATGAAGGGAGATAATACATCTTCATTGAAAGGAACCAGTCCGTTTTCTGCTGTTTCTGAAGATCGATTTGGCAGTTTAAAAGGAAAACCAAAATCAATTGCGTTTGAAACTTATAAACCAGAACCATCTATTTTAGATATCGCAGGCGGACCCGCCCCGACTGCTGAACCTCCAGTTCAACCTGCCACTCCAAAAGAATTAACAGAAGCAGAAAAAATTGCGCAATTAAACGAAGAGCAACTTAATGCAATGTATCCAGAGATGCCAGTTGCAGTATTTGCTGAACCTCCATCTATTAAGCAAGTTCCTGTTCAAGAACTTCTAGGAAACTATGAGGACTACGAGGAGGCATTAATGGCAAGGAAAGAACTTGCAAGTAGAATGCCTGATTATGATGTTCCTGATGTTACTGAAGAAGTTTTAGAAGATGGCACAAGTTATTTTAGTATTAAGGCTCCAAAGCAAAAGCCCACTTCTAAAAAAGCTGGAGTCCCAGAAGGAATGACTGTTTCTAAAGGAAAGATTGATGCCGAGGGAAATGTCACGCTTGATATTGAGCCTGCTCCAGATGCCAAAAAACAAGTTAGGGCATTAAAAGAACCTATTAGCGATTTAGACTTGATGCTTCGCACTATTAAACAAATACGAAGTATTTATGAAGGAATTTCACCCGGCGTTGGAGGTGCGGCAAATTGGTTGTCATATATCCCCGGAACTGATGCCGCAGATGTGTCTAAACTTGTTGAAACTCTTCAAGGTAATATCGCTTTTAAAAAACTAGCAGAGATGAAGGCGGCATCTCCAACAGGAGGGGCATTAGGAGCAATTTCAGAACGAGAATTAAGTCTTTTAGCGGCTAGTGCTGGAAGCGTTGATCCTGCATTAAGTTTCTTTTTGTTTAAAGATAATTTAGATCAGATTGAAAGTGGCGCACTAAAAGCAAAACAATTGCTTGAGGAAGATATTGCATCTATTGAAAAGCCTCAAAAGTTTACTCCGATTCAATCTGCTCCACAGAATGTTATTGAAATTAAAACGCAAGAAGAGTGGAAAAAATTAAAGTCTGGGCAAAAATATATTTTTAACGGAGTTGGTGGAACTAAAAAATAATATGGCATGGCAACCTCCTGAAGATGAATTAGACAGTAATGTTCTACAACAATGGAAACCTCCTGAAGATGAATTAGACAAAAATCTTCCAGATCAATGGAGTCCTCCTGAAGATGAACTGGATAATAGTCCTACAAAAATTAAAGATGTAGGAGCATTAAAGCAGATGAAAGATTCGGGTCAGAAATTGACCTATGATCAAGAACGAGTCTTGTTTGATGCTGAAGATAAAAAACCATTCACTCAAAAGGTATCCGAGGCAGTAAATACATTTGTTCCAACAGCAATTGATATTGCCAAGCAATTAGGTTCTGGTGCTGGTGAGTTTATTTACAAAGGCGTTTTAAAGCCAATCGATGCAATGTCTCAAAGTCCAGAGGAGGCTGAAAAGACATTAAAAGAAGCTGGAAATATTTGGAGGTCTGGGGCGCATGGTTTTGGTCAAGACATTCAAGAAACAGCAGATGCTGGTGTGCGCTTTGCAATGTTTGGAAGTGACTTTACCGATAAACTTTTAGGTAGGTCTGAAAACGAAAGATTTGAGAAATATATGTTGCGCCAAGGAATGCGTGAATTTTCTCAAAAAGTTTACGAAGACAATCCTGATGCGGCGGCACGATTGCTTTCAGAAAATCCTTTATTGCAAAAATTGGCATATGCCGCCGCACTAGCGCAAGGCGGAACAAAAGAAGAAGCTGAATTAGCTCAAAAAGCATATAGTGAATTGGTTCTGGAAAGCGGATTAAAGAAAGAAGATATTAATGAAAATGTTGCTCTTTTTGCAGAAGTTTTATCTCCGTTGTCTTTGCCGGGAACAAATACCGCAACCAAGTTTTTAAACAAAGGAACGACAAAATTTGTTCAAAAAACTGGAGAACTAGCGTTAAAGGGTGTAGCCGCACCAATTGCAAAAGGCATAGAAAAAACCGCAGGAGTTGTCGAAGCTGGAATTGAAGGAGCGCAAAATCTGTCTCGCAAGATCGGCGAGTATACAGTTGGCGACCCAGATACTTTATTAAAAGCAACTGTCACGACTGCCGCCGCACCAGTAAGAATCCCTGCAAAGATGGTTCGTGGTATCGCTAGGACTGTTTACGATGTGGCATCTGAAGCAGGACCGGGGCGCATTGGAATGTTTGAGCGAGCAGGCAAGAAACTAGATTCAGGCGCACTTACTAAAAAATTATTTAGTTCTGAAGCATTGGGAGGAAAAGGTAGGGCGAGAGTTGCTGACTGGGCAGTTCGTCAGACTAATGCCATTGTTCAGCCTGCCGTCAATGGTGCTGTATTGAATGTTGCTCTAGGATTGCCCGATATCGAGTCCGCAACGGATTTGGGATACATGGCAGGCGTTGGTGCTGGAATCGGCGGATTTGGAGGCTCTAGGCTCCAAGAACGAGGCATGGCATTATTTGATCCAACAACTAGCCTAGCTCAAAAAATTGATGCTGTTGTAACTCCAGACCCAATGGGATTGCGTCGAGATCAAGATGCTGACATCAAACGATTCTTGTCTACAGCAGACTCTTCTTTGGTTGATAGCATTAACGAGTTATCTAATGTAAATAATATTAAATCTGCTTTAGAGGTTAAAATTAAAAACCTTGAAGGCAGACGAGATGCTCAAATTCGCAAAGAAGACTCTGCTAGAATTCAAAGAGACATCAATAATCTTAAAGCACAGAGGATTGAACTAGAGAAAGTAAATCCAGAAACTGAAAATGAAATTAAGCGTCAAGTGCAATTAAGTTTTGCTGACGCTATGGATTTAGCAAAAACAACTGGTGCGGCGGCGGGATTAAGTAACATCGAAGTCAAGGTTTTAAAGCCTGAACAGATGGATCAATTCTATCGAGATAAGTTTGGCAAAACTCTTACTGATGCTGAAAGTGTAGTTAAGCAATTAGTTGGCAATCCAAATCTATCTCCGTCCGAGCAAGAATTATTAACCAGAGCAGATGCTACTATTCGACAATACTTGAGCGATGTTGCAGGAGCATCTACTGCGAGAGGATTTGCAATTAGCGAGCGACCTGATGTTCCAGAGCATCTGCGGATGCAGAATCAGAAGGGCGCAACTGTAGTGATCAATGGTGATCTTGTATCGCAGATGGGTCGAGATGGATTGAACTTGTCGCGAGTTATCAATCACGAAATGCAACACGCACTTTCTAATTTCACAGAAGTGCGTCAAATGCTTGATCCGATTCGCAGGCAATTGTTCGATCAGAAGATTCAAAATCCAGACGGCACATTTGATGTTGTTTCAAGCGGCATGATTACCGATGCCGAATTGGATAAATACGCAATTCAATATGCGGCAGGCATGGATGCATCTGGCGGGGCATCTTTCCTTGGTCAATTTGCCAATCAAGATCAACTCCGAGCATACATGAAGGAGGAGGTGCTATCGGAGCTTGCAGGGCTTTCTGGTGCTTCGCATGGCGACTTGCGTAGTGGATTGGATTCCGTAGGACGGCAAGCTGTAGATTGGCTTGAGACGAAGACAAAGACAGGTGCGTTAAAAACAATCAAAGAAGGTTTGCGTCAGTTTGGGATTGGATTTGATGACCAAGGAAAATTTACCTCGGTTCTTGGAACTAATCTTCCACCAGAGGCATTTTCAATGATTCGCCAATATCAACGCAAAATGCGCGATTTGAATGAAAGCCTTGTCTACAATTCCAGCCCATTAAAAGATGCGCCAGAGATTCCGCTGACTGCACTAGCTACGAATCGTGCGCTTCAAGAGCGTTACAAGCATTCTGACTTTTTCGAGCAACAGCAAGTTGTCACTTTAGAATCTCCAGATGGTAGCAAACAAGAGGTTGTTGTTCCCGCTGACGCAAAGTTAGATCGATTTGTTGGACAATATCGTTTTGCTAATGGTCAGTTGGTAGATGAGCAAGGCAACCCTATTTCACTTGGTCCTGATATTCCGCTTCAAGCCATGCCTGACGGCACATCTGTTTCTCTGGACACTAGGATTGCCAGAAACCCAGATGGATCGCCAAGAATCTTATCTCCACGGGAATCGAAACGCCGAGCAAAACAACGAGGCGAGATTATCCGAAAAGCCGTTGATGACGCTCCTGATGATGAATCTGGGGTGAGACTGGAAGACATGGGGAACGGGAATTACCGAGGCACACTTTCTCCTACGCAAATCGAAGCAATTAACAACCTGCCTAATGATATTGTTGCGCCTTCACTTAAACGCAAGATTGCATTCTTTAACGATATTCTTGGGCGTAAGGATGGAAGCATCGTAGAGATTGAATATCAAGCGGCACTTCGTGACGGGAAATATCGTGCATTAAAACCGCAACTTCGCACCGAAATTCCGATTGGTTTCCAGTTCGACAAGCAAGGTAATTTCTTGATGACTACCATGTCATTGTCGCGGATGTATGACAAAGCGAATGCATGGGCGGCAAAGCGTCCTCGCAATCTTCGACTTTGGGGTGGTGATATGACCAAGTTCTGGGATTCCGTTCGTCAATACTTGATGAATCATCAAAAGGGATTGCAGGGTCATATTGGATTAAATGCCGATCCAGAGATTGCAATGCAGATGAAAAATCGCATCAACGATCTTTTCAATGTTTATCGTAAAGAGACTCGCGAGGCTAATCCAGAACGCACAATTCTTCCAAAACGCCGGGGGCAAGACCCAATGGATGTTGTCATTCGTTCTAGGCGCATGGATCGAATTAATTCTTTTGATGAAACTGCTCTTCCAAAGATGCCGTTTCAGTATGAGTTAGCAGTTCAGAATTATCTTCCCGCAGAAAACCCATTTGCTGAATTACAAGATGCACAGCAGTTTGCTAAAGCAATGGAGGTAGATGAAGAATTAGTTAATCGAGCTATTGCTGGAGATATTGAACCATTGGAATTGCAGTTGCATGAGCAAGACCTGCTTCGTCCTGCTGAATACATCGATGTTAGCAATGGCAAGATTCGCGTGAGGTCTATGTTTGATCCTACTCAAGCAATTTTTGAGCAAGGTGAAAGCAATCCAGAATCTCCATCACAATTGCAATTCCTTCCTTCCGAAATCGAAGCACCATCTGGCGAGCGTGGATTCCAAAGTAAATTGCAAATGGAAATTCAAAGTAAGTTCCTTGGTGCAATGGCAACTCCAGAGCAGTTGAAGGCAGTTTTGAACAACCCGCAGAATGTCAAAGCGGAGGAGGTTAAATGGTCAGGAGTCAATGACGCAATCGACAGGCTTGCAAGCGAGAACAACGGCAAGGTTCCTGTGCAGGAATTGCTAAATTATTTGCGAGATGAAGGGCAAGTTAAGTTTGAGGAAGTCACCATTGGATATGATAATGAAATTCAAAAAATTGCTGATCAATATAGAATTAAAATTGAAGATGAGTATGGTGAAAAAGCATTTTACGATGAATTTGATGAGCCTCTTGAATTAGATGAAGTTCCGCCTCAATTATTAGACGCAATATATAAAGCAGGGAAAAAACCTGAACCAAGTTATGCTCAATACCAACTTCCCGGCGGTGAAAACTATCGTGAAGTTGTGATGGCGATGCCATCTCAAAAAGGAGTTCAAATTTTAAAAGATGGAAAAGTTGTTTGGGAAGACAATGAAATAACTCCAACTGGCAAACAAATATCTGATTTGAAATATCAATATCCAGAAAGTAAAGGATATTCAGTTGTTGGGAAGGGTTCTGAACAATACACCTCTTCCCACTTCCCCGAAATTCCAAACTATGTGGCGCATATGCGTCTTAACGAGCGCACAATCCAAGATGTTGGATATGCTATTCGCAATACAGAAAGTGGCAGGAAAGGCCCAGTTAAAGCAACCCGTGCAGAGGCTGAAGCAGATTTAAAACAATATCCTGCAAGTTACTCATTGGAAATAGTTGAAGTTCCAAGAAATGTAGATGGATTGTTCATCGAAGAGTTGCAGTCTGACAGGCATCAGGCGGGTAGGGAAGAGGGATATACTGAAGATACAAAACCATTATTAATTGAAGAAGAAAAAAGACTCGATTCTATACGAGAAAAAATACAATTTTTAGAAGAAAATGGTATAGATGAAGATAATCCAACCCCAGAGTATCGATCATTGGATGCTGAATTTATTAATTTAGCAAGAAGACTTCAAGGAGGTTCTATTCGCGCAGTTCCAGACGCACCATTCCGCAAAGACTGGTCACTACAACTCTTCAAACGCGCATTGCGCGATGCGGTAGAGTCAGGGAAGCAATGGATTGGTTGGACTACTGGAGAAACGCAGGCTGAACGCTATGACTTGAGTAAGCAGATTGGCAAGGTTGTATGGAATGAAGATACAAAAATGCTGACTGCTTATGATCCAAGTCAGAAAAAAACTGTTATTCAAGAGTCCAATATAACATCTGAAAAACTTGCAGATTATGTTGGAAAAGAAGTTGCACAAAAACTTGTTGAACAATCTCCAGATGAAGACATGGACAGGCAAATATCTGGTCTTGATCTTAAGGTTGGCGGCGAAGGCATGAAAGGATTTTACGACACGATCCTGCCTAAAGAGCTTGGCAAATATGTTGCCAAGATGGGTGGCAAGGTTGAGAAGTCTGAAATTGTTATAGAAAAACCAAGCACATTTACTAAATTTACCAGAACTCCAAATTCAGTTCCTGAAATTATTAATGTTCGTGAAAAAACCGCACCAATTTGGCGAGTAAACATCACGCCGCAAATGGAGAATGTCGTTCGCGCAGGGCAGTTGCAGTTCATGCCTGCTGAACAGACTATAAATAAAGTCCCAACTCAAGAGGAACTTGATGCAATGAAGGCACTATTGCCAAAATATACATCAAAATTAAGAAACATTAATAAAAATGAGAAATATATTACAGTTTATGATGAAAATGGAAAACACGCAGGTAGTGCTGAAATATATGTAAATAAACCAGATAATTTTATTAGTATAGAATGGATTGATACAACAATACAAAAAAATAAAGGATTCGGACAGGCATTGTATCGAGAAATAGCAAAGTATGCTCAACAACAAAATATTGATACAATTGAAGGTGAAATTATAAATAAAAAAGCGGTAAAGCGAAGAGAAGAATTATTTGAAACAATTTCAAAATCAGAAGGAACTCTTGAGGGGGATTATGATGAAGACCCTAATAAAGGATATTATGCAGACTTGACCAGCAAAGTTCCACCTGACATTCGCTTCATGCCTGCTGAAGTTGACGCTCGCTATATCGACCTTGAAGCAAAAGCTAAAGCTGGAGACAAGGAAGCTGAAGCGGAGGCAATAGCTATTGTTGAAAATATTGCAAAAAATGCAGGGGGCATTGAAGCATGGCATTTTGGATCATTTGATCCTTCTTATGATCCTATTCCCAAAACAAAAAAAGGAATGCATTTTGGATCAAAAGAAGCGTCTATACAAAGGGCATTCGACAAACAACCAGAGGATGAGCGCAGATCATTAGAGATTTTTGAAGAAAACGGATTGTGGTATTGGAAAACAAATACAAACGAAAGTTTAGATGGTTTTTCTACAAAACAATTAGCAGAAAATAATGCCAATAACGCAATAGCAGAAATGTGGATGTATCAAGATTATGATTATAATGATGTTGGTAATTTGACAAAAACATATTTGTTTTTTAATAACTTAAAAACAGTTAAAGATCAAGGTGATAACTGGAATGATACTATTATAAAATCAAAAGAAGAAGGATACGATGGTTTAAAATATAAAAATGAATTTGAAGACAAAGGATCGACTTCATATGTAATATTTAATCCTCAACAAGCAAAATCCGCAGACCCCTTCACCTACGACGATGCAGGCGCATTGATCCCGCTATCCGAGAGGTTCCAGTCTGCAACTCCTGACATTCGTTTCCTTCCTGCTGAACAAGGCGAACCAGAAGGCTTGCAAGGCATCGAACTGCCACAGACATACCGCAGGATTAGCGACATGATTCCGCCTTTGCGCGATATTGAGCCTCCCGTGCGTCCTGTGCAAGCATTGCCAAACATTCAGTTCTTGCCAGAGGAAAAGACTCCAACTGCAAAAGAAGTTCTTAAAAAACCACTTGAAAATCTTCCATTAAAAGAAGTAAGCACTTGGACTGAAATACAAAAAGCACCAATAATTACGCTTAAAGACTTGATTGGGAAAAAAGTATTCCCAACATTTGCTGACATTACATCTGCTGGAAGAGTATTTAAAGGCATTGATTCAAGTGAACTTTTAATACCGATTGAAACTCATGGAGGCCCGGAATGGCCATTGATTCAACCAGAAAAAGTTGGAGAAGAAACAAATATTTGGTCTAATCAAGGCGCAGGTGTATCTACAACAAAAGCAAAACGAGCAGAAGAAGGGGCAATAATGCTTGTAACGCTAATGGATAAAAATGCACATTTATCTAATACTGAAGTTGCTAATGCAATTATCGGAACAAATTTAGCCTATGTAAAAGATGGGAGAATAACAAAAAATAATTTAAAACTGCTTAACAAAAAAATTAAAGAAGAAGAGGCATTTAAAGATTTTGTTGGTATTGATTCTACTGAAATCAATGATTATGTGGCAAAACTGCCGTTCCAAGGTGATAAAAGCAGAGCAAGACTTGCAACTATTTTGTCTTCAAAAGAAGCAGAATCATTGGGATCGGCAAATGTTCAACGCATTCTTGATGAGATGCGTAGTCCTGCGTTTGAAGGCGGCAGGATTGGTGATTCTGTAATCGCACTTCAATTATCAAAAGGCGCACCAGTTGTTAAATTGTCTGAATCTGGCGCGATGACTCATCCATCGTATCAATATGCCGTGAGAGGAAAAGTAATCGGGAAGTTTGCTCGCCCAATAAATGCAGAAATGATTTACGATGATTTTCTGGCACAAAGAAGATTAGAGGGCAAACCTACATCTGGAGATCGTAGGGCGATTGATCTTGCAAAACCAGTTCAAATTATTACAAAAGAAATTGCAAATCGCATTCCACAGACTCCATATAAATATTTAAAGTCAGCGCAACACGCTAAATTATTAAAGTATGCACTTGAAAATGACTGGAAGGATTCAGCCGTTGCAAAAAATAAAGGTGGAATTTCTCCAGCAGAATTTATTGACACTTTAAATTCAAGCGAAGCAAAAGTTGCTCTTAATGATTACACTCTTGATTCAGTAAAAAAAGAAATCAAAGATGGCAAACTAAATTTGTATCAACTTGGAGACTCTAAAGTCTTTTTTGGGACAAAGAATAGCGACCCAGCAAGCGACTATGGATTAGACCCGAAAGACTACGGGTTTGGTGAAAATGAGAAAACGCTAACATTGGTATTGAATGCCGAGCGTGGAACCGCTGGCATGGGAGATGCCATTATGATGAAAGCGTTGTCAGAAGGCGTGACTGCTCTCGATTGTTTTGCAATTAAAAACTCAAGATATCCAGATGGTATGTTGCCATCATTGTACAAGCGATTCGGATTTGAGGTTGTCGGTGAAATCCCATTTGACCCGCAATATTACACTCCGCAAAAATTGGCAGACATAAAATTGTTTTGGAAAAATAATGGTTGGGACGAATCTACTGGACTTCCTTCCGTTGTTATGATGAAGTGGAAGGGAAATGAAAATGACCGAACAAGAAGCCTACGAGACATTGCTGGTAAAGCTCCAGCAGGTATTCGGGAACGAAATTCCTCACCTATCCGAGACACAGAAGGATATTTTGGACGGACTGATATTGGACAGGGTGGAGGCTCACAAGGGGGATTACAGCAAGGTGACTCTGGACGAGGTAGAGGGAGTCAGGGAGATGCTTTACAAGGAATTCAGCTTGGCAGAGGCACAATAAATGCAATCCAAGAATTGTTTGGAATGAATGATGCTGAACTCAAAAATCTGGGGATTAATCCTTCTCAAATTCAAACAATAAAAAAAGCCATAGGATATAGTACTGAAAAAAAGAAAAACTAACTATGCCTCTACGAAAATGTGCTTCCCAAAATTGTTTTAATCGCAATGTCTCTGCTGAAGTGAAGGCTGGAAAACCAGTCAAGCAGGCAGTTGCAATTGCATACTCTGTGCAACGCAAGGCGAGGGCAAAAAAAGCGGCGGCAAAACGCAAAAAATAATTTTATCGCAGGATAGAGAAAAGGTATCTCGGTAGGCCCATAACCTACAGTTGAGGGTTCGATTCCCTCTCCTGCAACCCCGCGAAGCTAGTGTTTATGCGGGTCTGCGGACTGCTTGGGTTTTTGATCAAGCGTCAAGCAAAAATGTTTTTACTATGACACAACGGATAAAAATAGTTCTTGATAACCCAAGCGGGTTTGGTATTGTGATCCCAGATCGGAGGCGCAACGCCGACGACGAACCAACAAAACTCAAAATAAAAAAATGAACACTCAAGACGAATACCAAACAGCATTCCGAATCGCTTCAGACTATTTGCAGTTTTCAGAAAACTGCGCGAGTCAGGGACAGAGAGCAGGAAAATTAAGCGGCAATGAAACTCACTTCGTTCAGCAACGATTGTATGATCTTTCTGGGCAAGAAGCTAATTTGATCGATCACCCTTTCTACGATGAGTGGAAGTGCCTGCAAACAAAGGCAGGAAAAAAACGAGTGGCGGCACAACTTCAATTTATTGCTAAAAACCTATTGTTTACTTTTAAAGACAAGTATCCCCACTTCTACGCTCAAGTCACAGGATCACCAAAAATTGTTCAGCCACTTGCCAACATTGCTTTGAATACACAAACAGAATACAAAATTAAAAATCGCTATACTGGAGAAAGATTGACTCGCAACAAAGGGCAACTTGCTTGGAGTCACCATGCGCGAGGTTTAGTTTTTAAAACAAGAAAAGCGGCAGAAAAAATTGCCAATAATTTTCCACAAGAAGCAGTAGTTTATCAACTGGAGGCTTAAAATGAACATCACCAAGAAACAAGTCTTGCAGGCTATAAAAGAAGTCATTGAAGCATACTTCAATCCAGATTCTCCAGAAGCACTTGCTTGTGCCATCTATCAACTTCGCAAGGTATATAAAAACTATGACACAACTTCTGCTTGCAAACCCAACCTGATTCGATATCCTCAAGCCATGAACCTGACCAACAAAACACAGTCCGAAATCAAAGCGCACCTCAAGCGCACTCGCAAAACACGGGTGCGTGAGACTTGCGCCAAATACAACACGGCAAGCTACGCTCAAGCCTCGTTCCTCGAAACAGCAGACCTCTGCGCCCGGATCAACGCTCACCTCGCATCACTTAAAAAATAATACCATGAACATCACACCACCCACAATCCATCTGAACGGAACATCGCCACAAGAACTCTGGAAAGGCTACGAGGCGGCATACGATGCCGTCCGAGCCGCGCAGGAGGCATTAGGCAAGATTGAGTTCAACTCTCGCGATTACTATGTGCAATCACCATTGGCATGGGATAAGGCACAGGAAGATCGCTACGAGCAACGCCGCGCCTTGGATCAGGTCGAGGAGTATTTGCTACAGCATCTGCTCGCGATTCGCAGGCAGAGTGGCATTTGACAATGGATACCCTTACGGCATTTTTGCGCGATGGCGCGACCTGTAAACCACCCTGCTTTCCCTTTTGCTGGAGGAACGAATCCTCCAGTCAAGAGCAATAGCGGTATGTCCATGCGCGACTGGTTTGCAGGTTCAGCCTTGCAGGGGTATCGAGCGAGTGATAAATTTTCCCAAGCCGATTCGCGTTTAGTTGCTGACCTGTCATTCAGGGATGCGGATGCGATGCTGGATAAACGACAAAACGAAAATATATGAATAAAGAAAATAACATTGACAACGAAACGCCGGGAACCCCGGAAGAAGAGATCGCCAACAGCATCGATGCGGTGCTTGCCAAGGTCGATTTCGACAAGATCACCAAAGACGATGTGTTCCATGATCTCATGCATAACTCGAAACTTTTCAGCTTCCGATTGATGGTTGCCTCGGCATTGCTGGAGCAACTCCACATTCGTGATCTCGCAAAATCTGGCGAGGCAACTCCTGACAATGTTGTCAGGTTTAATGACGAAGATCAGGAACCGAAATCGTGAAGACAATCAAAGACTCTGAATGGTCTAGAAACGGAAAAGGTGACAAACCTCGCACCGATACGCAGTCCAAAAAGTATCAGGAAAACTTCGACGCCATCGACTGGACGGCACACAAAAAATCAAAGCAAAATGAAAAGTAAAAATGACACTCTCCCATCTTCTGTTCGACGCTTCTTGAGTGAGATCGGAAAGCGTGGTGGAAGCGCATCGACCGATAAAAAAAGATTGGCGGCGGCAATCAATGGACTCAAAGGCGGAAGACCTCGCAAAACTGCGGTAGCCTGCGAAGCCTGATTCTATCGGCATCTGCGGGTGTCAATAGATTTTTGAAGTGTGACAAAAATATTTTTTAAAATAATTATTGCAAACCCAAGCAGGTTGCCTATTGTTGAATCCATCGAAGGCGCAACGCCGACGAACCAAAAACAAAAACCAAATAAAAAAATGACAACAGCAACACAACTCAAAGCAGGCACAGAAACAGGTTCATTGATGAATCACATTATTAGCGGATGCCGTATGTCTGCTCCAGAAACAGGAATGGGTGCAACGATCCTTGGATGGACTGATCGCCGCGCCTGCACAATTACCGAAGTGAGTAAGAGCGGCAAGCGTGTCGGAATCGTTGAAGACATTGCAACCCGTGTTGACAAAAACGGAATGAGCGACTCTCAAGAATACTCTTTCGAGCGCGGGACGGGATCGCCAACCTTTTTCACCCTTCGCAAAAATGGCGCATGGGTTCGCCAAGGCGAATCAATTCGCGGTCAGCGTCTCGCAATCGGCAAGCGTGATCACTACTACGATTATTCTTTTTAATTTTAAATTGGCGAGGGTTCTATCCCCTCGCCCCACAACCAAACCAAACCAAACCAAATGAACATCATCATCCCAACACTCGAAACTGAACTCGTAAACACGAACCCCATCACGGCAGTCCATGCCGCGCCAACCCGTAGCACCCGCTACGGATTCATCAGCACTCAAGAGATCGTCAATGCTCTCGGAGAGTCTGGCTACACTCCTCGTCAAATCCAGTATGGCAAAGTCCGCAAGGATGAGAACAAGGGATTCCAAAAGCACATCATCAAATTCCAGCACCAAGATATCGCCAATATCGGCGGCGAGGTTGCTCCAGAATTCGTGCTGATCAATAGCCATGATGGAACCTCCTCGGCGCAACTCTCGCTCGGTCTGCGAGTGTTTGCCTGCTTGAATGGACTTGTCACAGGTGACATTTTCCAGACCTTGAAAGTCTATCATCGCAATACCTCGGTGAGCGACTTCATCTCGGCGGCGAATGACCTTCGCTCCAATGTTCCTCAACTGGTCGAGCGTGTGAGCCTCTTCAAGCAGAAGGAACTCACGCAGGCGGCAACCAACCAATACATCATCGATGCGCTATCGCTCCGCTATGATGCGCCAAACGAGGAATCGACCTATGCTGACCAACGCGAATGGAACACTCGCCTGTTCTACTTGAATCGCGCTCGTCGCTACGCAGACGGCGGAACCAACCTTTGGCAAACATTCAATAGGGTGCAGGAGAACTTGACCAAAGGACGCCCCGGTTCTGGCATCCGCAAGCTGACTGCTCCAGCCGCTGACCTCAAAGTCAACAAGCAACTCTGGAACCTCACCGAGCAGTATCTTTTGAACAACTGATCAATCGGGGGCGGGGGAGCAATCCCTCGCCCCATAACAAAAATAAAAATGAAAAATATTTTGCAAAAACTTTTCGAGATTCGCGGAACCCGTCCAGCAACAAAACGCGAGCGTGAAGTGGCAACGCATCTAGCGTCTGGATTCACAAATCAGCAGACCGCAGACTTGCTCGGAATCAGCATCAAGACTGTCGAAAAACATCGCGACAATCTGCACAAGAAATTTTTATTCCGTAACACGGCAGACCTGACCAGATGGGCATTGGCGCAGGGTCTGTTAAAAAATGAATGGCTATAAAAAAAATATTGACCACCCAAAGCGGTTGGGTTTAATATCCGAAATATGGAAATACCAACAACAATAGTTCTCCAGCATTGCTGGGATGCGTTTGTAGCACTCGCGCCAATCGCGGGACTCGCTCTCTTAACCCTGCTTTTAACCATAAACAAAAAATGAACGAGATCGCACTTACAGCAATCGTCGGAATCATCGGCATTTTCGTTGCCTATCGGCAGGGACAGTTGTCGATCCTCGACGAGTGGGAACAATACAAGAAGAAGCGCAAAGAACGGGAAATCCGTTGGCGCGAATTTGAGGAGGAGGACTAATATGGCTACGGAAAAAACCGAATCCACTTGCCTTCCTCCCGAAGCATACATTCGCATCATCGCTCGTTGCACAAACGATCAACCGCCGAAATTCAAATCGTCTGTTTACCCTCCAAAACCAAAAAAACAAAAAAAATGAAACTGCTGACAGCAACCCTAACGCTTGCGCTTTGCGCCTGCTCAAGCGTCTCGAAAGAGACATACACAGAAACTCGCACCCTTAATTACCCGAAGGGAATCACTCCCCACCTGAAAGATTTCTACCTCCAGCCGGGGGCAGAACAACCGCAACCACAACCAACAATCAATAGCACTCCAGACTACGCAGGCGTCCTGCCAGACTCGGATGTTATTCCAACCGACAACACGCAAAACATCGCCGCCGAGATCGAGCGGCTCAAACACGAAAACGAATTGCTTGAGGCTCGCGCCTACAACCAAGCACTCCAAAACCTCTAACCTAATAAAATAAATATATGTCACAACTAGTACCCATCACCGAACTGGAAGCAATGGCTTCGCACATCGTCAAATCTGGCTTATTCGGCCTGAAGCGTCAGGAGGAGGCAGTAGCACTTATGCTTGTCGCGCAAGCCGAGGGCAGGCATCCCGGCACAGTTGCCGCCGAGTATCACATAATCCAAGGCAGACCAGCACTCAAGGCAGACGCTATCCTTGCTCGATTCCAATCGGCAGGAGGCAAAGTCGAGTGGCAGGATTACACAGACACGAAAGTGTCAGGCACATTTAGTCACCCAGCAGGAGGTTCACTCTATGTGGACTGGGACATGGAACGCGCAAAAGCCGCAGGACTCGGAGGCAAGGATAACTGGAAGAAGTATCCAAGGCAGATGCTCCGCGCCAGAGTGGTCAGCGATGGGGTTCGCGGGGTGTATCCTGCCGTGCTTCAAGGGTTCTACACTCCAGAGGAAGTTCAGGACTTTGTTTCTGCTCCAGCCGCAAACGCACCTGTTGCAGTATCTGCCACACCTGTGATCGAGGATAAGCCGAAACCCGTAAAGAAAATCAAAGATGTTGCTCCTGTTATCGAAGCGGAAGTAATCGAGGCGACTCCTGAACTTGCGGAAGACAGAAGCTGGACCGCGCCTATGGAGGCATCGCTCGGAGCGGAAGAGAATGCCGTTAATGCATTCCTCGCAACCAAGGGGCAGATCGATGCTGGGCAAACATGGCGCGACCTTCCAGACGCAACCTATCGCCAGCGCATCATAGCGAATCCTGAAGGATTCGTGAAAGCCGCAACCGCTACAAAGGAGTAATATGATTCGGCATTCAGCACTTCCCAAACTGCAAAAATGCCCATGCTTTGAATCCGCTGGGGGGACATCCCCAGCGGCAAGCAGGGGGACAAAGATCGACTCTGTGATCCGCCGAACACTTCAAGGCGAGGACTGCATGGCAGAACTCTCCGCAGAGGATCAAGAGGCGGCAAAGCGAGGCGTCGAGATGGTCAAGAGCTTGGTTCCTGAAGGAACGGAACTCGAAACCCGCGAATCCGAACTTTGGGTAAAAACTCCCGGCATGGATCATGTAGGGACTGAAGACATTCGCGCCCAGAAGATTCGCGTCTCGTTCGATGTAAAGTCAGGTCAGGTATACGATTACGAGGCTCAAATGGGGGCATATGCGCTCGGCAACATGACTAGGTTCTTTGAGCCAGAGTGGACTTGCTATTTGTTATTCGTTGACCAAAATCGAGTTGTTGAGCATAAGTTCACGATGGATTCGGCTACAGAGTTGGTCGATTCGATCATTAAAGCATACAATGATCCAGATAAAAAGCCTGTAAGCAATTCATATTGTGGCTGGTGTGCCAAGAAAAATACCTGCCCACAGGTTGTTAAGCCTACCGAGCAGACCCTGCGTGTTGTGAATAACGAGGTATCAATTGATACCCTGAAGGCGCAACTCGCGGAACCAGAGAAGCTGGGCAAGTTTCTAAAGGCTTGCAATATCTTTAAAAAAGAACTCTGGGACTGGGCGAAGGAGGAGGCTAAAGCCAGACTGGAGCGAGGCGAAGAGGTTCCGGGCTGGAGGCTTTCAAAGGTCAAAGGTGCTGAACAATACACTCCAGACGAAGTTGCTACTGCCGCTCAAACGACAGGCGCAACATACAAAGAAGTGGCTGAACTCTATGGCAACATTGGCGCAGAGGATTTCCGTAAGTGGGCAAACGCTCGCGATTATTTTCCTCTGCCAGAAGATGCCGTTCGCAAACCCGAAACAACCAAAATGCTTGAATCAAAGAAATGAGTGAGAAATATAATGAGTTTATGGGGTTTGAGCTTCGTTGTCTGCCAGCGCACCAAGATGACTGCATGAGATGGGACTACGAGGTGCGGATCGGCGATAAGTGGCACACAGTCATACCTGAAGGGCTGGGATGGCGCAGGGAAGAAGCACTAGAGTCTTTAGTTAAAATCCTATCTAATAAATTAAATAAATATGAACCAATTAAATCTGAACTTTGAACCTATAATTGAAATAAAAGGAGATAGTATTCCTGAACGCTTTAAACGATTCCACGCCGCAAACCGCCATGTTTACGATGCTCTGGTCAATCTCGCTCGCCAGTTTCGGCAACGCCGGGGGGACAGCAAGATCGGTATTGGAATGCTGTACGAGGTCTTGCGGTGGAACTATTACATGACCACCGAATCAGAAGACGATTATAAGTTGTCGAACGATTTCCGGGCTTGCTACGCTCGTTTGATTATGTCGCAAGAACCAGACTTGAAAGGCATCTTTCAGACTAAAAAAAGCATAGCAGATGAGTGAGATGATTAATAAGATTATAAATACCAATTTATGTTGTGAAGAATTCTATCTTGACATAAATGAAATATTAGAAATAAAAGATGAATCGGCTATTCCTCCTGATGAGTATGCAAATACCGGGTCATTAATAAATGTTTTATCTAATTGTATTATTAAATTAACAAAAAAACAACAATTTGTCATTGTTAAAAGGTTTGGATTGTTTGGATACAATATTGAAACAAGTGATACGATTGCAAAACAGTTAGGTTATAAAAACAGAAATAGTGTATTGAATATCGAAAAACAAATAATCAGGAGATTGGGTCATCCAGCTTTTAAATTAACAGAATTAATAAATGAAATCTAAATCACCCGCTTTTCAATTCTACCCACAAGATTTCCTTGTTGGTTCCGCCATGCTCTCGGCAGAGGAAACGGGCGCATATATTCGCCTGCTTTGCTATAGTTGGACACATGATGGATTGCCTGACGATGACGCACAACTTCAACGATTGGCAGGATGCCATGGCAATGCCATCGCATCGATTCGGCATAAGTTTGGCATATGCGACGATGGAAGGCTTCGCAACGATAGGCTAGAATCTATTAGATTTAAGCAAAAAGAGTATCGTGACGCTCAAAAAGCCAATGCAGAGAAAAGATGGCAAAAACAGCAAAAAACTAATACTTCTATGCCACCGCATATGCCACGGGATATCCCATCGCATATGCCATCGCATATGCCATCGCATGAATCTGGCATACCAATTGGCATATGCCAAACGGATGCTCTTCATACTTCAAACTTCGTTAACACAATAGCTGACGCTATTGTTACCCCTTCCAAGGCGGAAGGGGCGGAAGGCGAAGATGCCATGGCATTGCCATCGGATAAGCCGAAGCGTGAAACGAAACCCGTGGATGAGGCATGGATCGCTGACATCAAACGGCATTACCCAACCATCGATGTTGACGAGGAACTTCGCAAAATGGACGCATGGATTGCGCTCCATCCCGGCAGGCGCAAGACCCGAAAATTCATTGTCGGTTGGCTCAATCGATGCCAGACAGAACTCGCTCCACAACCACAAAAACCTGCGTTACGCAATGAAGACTATGACTTTACTTGGTAAAAACATGAACAACGAACTACGACCATGCGCTGGCGAGAATTGCTTTGAAGTGCTTGAGGTTCCGATCATTGCAATATTCGGTCGATCACTCGACTTCAAAGTGCTTTGCAATGACTGCGAGCAAAAATTGACAGAAGAGCAAGACAGGAAAGCCCAGCAATTGCGCGAGGATAGGGCTAGAAACGCTTTTGATAGTGCCTGCCCACCCTTGTATAGGGAAAGCGATTTAAAACGCATCCACGGGGATTTAAACGCAATTGCCACAAATTGGCAGTTTGGTCCAACTGGAGTCTTCATGGAGGGAAAGCCGGGGACTGGCAAGACCCGTGCTGGATGGCACATCCTCAAACGAATGGCTCACCAAGGCAAATCGATTTACGGATTGACCTCAACTCAATTCGCGAAATTCGCCGCCGATCAATGGCATTCAAACAACGAAGAAAAGGGTCACGCTTGCGAGGCAATGGAACGATGCCGCCGCACCTCAATCCTGCTCCTAGATGACCTTGGAAAGCAAAAGATGACCGAGCGTGGAGAGACTGAATTATACGATGTTCTTGAGCATCGAACAACCAACCTAAAGCCGACAATAATCACCACAAACGCAACCTCGATTCAGCTTGGCGCAATGCTCTCCGAGGATCGCCGCCAACCAATTCTTCGCCGCATTAAAGATTTCTCAACGATCATCAAAATATGAAAAACAAAACATCATCAATTCCGCTACTTCAATATATTTTAGTGGACACTCGATTCACACATGAGGAACCAATCGGCTTTCAAGAAGCGGAGTGGGTTCAGACTGTGGCAATCCCTGATCGTGCTTGGGGACTCAATGTAGTTTTCCGCAAAGGAGGCCCAATGTATCGCAACCTGCCTCCCCATGCGATTGCGTTTTGCGACAACCCTACAGACTGGACAATCAATGACGCTCAACTCTGGAACTGCTATGGATACCAATACGAACATATGGTTTGCGACCACCTCGGTGACTCGCGAGTTATGGCAATCACAGATGACTATTTGATACAAGGCAGGTATCTCTTCCAGACTAGCTTCATCGATGACTCCTATTCACTCCAACCAGAGCAGGACAAAACATTCTTTTGGATTCGACTAGACAATGATCGGTTAACCATCCTACCGACAAACAAAGTTACTTTTATCGATGCTTCATTTATCAATGAAGGATCAGTTGATCGCTTAAAATTGCAGACTGAAATCTATCGGTGCGAAGAAATTTAAAAATAAAATATATGGATAAATCAATATGGGATTCTGCGCCAGATGATGGTGCAACCACCGATCAACACGATGCATTTATTCACCTAGTTAATGGTGAAATTGCGTCCGAACTTGGATGGAAATTTGAATACAAAAAAAATGTCTGGACACGCGCAGAACTAGTATTTACCGAGGTTCCCAGCTACATGACTGACCTCAACCTCTGTCAAGACTTTTACGATGACTTCCGCGAAAACGAGGAGCATATGTATACTGCTCTTTTATCTAAAATAATATTTGGTGAAGATTTGGTTGACGGACTTCCTTTCAACCCTATATCAATGGTATTCGCAACAGCACACGAAAGATGTCTTGCCTTTTGCGTCTTACGAGAATTATAAATAAATAGATTATGAGTAAACACACAAAACCAACAAAGTTGGTGATCAGCGCGGTCACCAAGAAGAAGCACACTAAACCCACAGGACACACTATCGAAGTCATGCTACCGCATGAACTCGCAGTTAACTGGGCAAACACAATCGGCTCTCGTATCGAGGCAATCAAGGCCGAGATCGAGGCAAGCCTTGTTGCCTACCAGCAACCAGTACCTGAAGCGCAACCTGCAACCATCAACCCTGAAGCTATAGCCTAATATGTCATCATTCATTAAACTCGACGCCACAGGCGAATTCCGTTGCAAAGTTGTTGCTCCCCAGTACGGATGGTTCGATGAAACCGCAAAGGGATCGAAGTACATTAAGTTGCCTTGCGAAGTCCTCGATGGTGAACACGCTGGCAAACGAATCGTCTGGCTGGGCTACCTCACAGAAAAAGCCTACCAGTCCACAGAACGCTCCCTTGCCGAAGCATTCGGTGACAAGTGGACTTGGACTAACATCCCGTTCGCTGGCATGGAATGCATCATCGTCTCGGAAGAGGAGGAATACAACGGCAAGAAACAAATCAAGGCGAAGTACCTCAACTCTGTCAACGGCATCGCTACAGGCAAGTCGAAGGACGAATCACTCGCCACTAGCGAGAAGATCGCCAAGGCACTACCTAGCCGAGGAACTAAACCAACAAAGACGCACGACGAGGAAGATTCAGAGATACCATTTTAATTTGACAAGCGTTCCATTTTAATTCACCTTTACAAGATGAAGGAATGCTTCAAATGTAAACAGGTTCTTGAATTATCAGAATTTTATAAACATTCAGCAATGGCTGATGGGCATTTAAATAAATGTAAAAAATGCACGGCTAAAGATTCTGAAGAAAGAAGAAAACTAAAATCACAAGATATTAATTGGGTTTTATCTGAAAGAAAAAGGCACAGAGAAAAATCTAAAAAATACAGAGAATCTGGAGTTATAAAAAATACAGCAAATAGCAAGAATGAATGGGCGATAAGAAATCCAGAAAAAAGAAAAGCACATCACGCAGTATATTCTGCGTTAAAATCTGGGAAAATTCACAGGCATCCATGCTATATTTGCGGAAATAAAGCGCAAGCTCATCACGATGATTATTCAAAACCACTAGAGATAATTTGGTTGTGTTCAAAGCATCATGGTGAGCGGCATATTGAAATTAACAAAACAAAATTAATAGAATCATTTAAATAAAACTACAGGTATTGTGGCGGCAACCATGTTTGCTGGTCATCATCAGCACCAGACCCGTAACCACATAAAAGCGGGTCACACTTTCCAATGCCTTGGACACATGAGCAACTCATCAAACTCGGATACCATCTCCACCCAGACGGAGACTACTACCTTAACCCTCCTTCTCCCAAACTATCTAACCCCATCCCTCAACACAATCCTATCATCCCATTGGTCAAACCTCCACAAGCACAAACAAAACGCAAAAACCGCGTTGCTCTCCGCATTGAAAGAGTTGCCACCAAACTCCAAGACTTTGATAACTTCGTGGGCGGAACAAAACCTCTCACCGACCAACTTCGATACCTTGGTATCATCCCTGACGACGACCCAGCTTCCATCATCGCCCACTACTCACAACAAAAGTGCAAACACAAAAAGGACGAGAAAACCATCATCCAAATCACCTACCAGCCACTCACACCACCCACCCGCACAACCCCATAAACACTAGCCCTGCGAGCAAAGCGAGCTAATTATACACACCACCCAATTTATGAGTCAAGCATATTCGCAAAATATTTCAGAAAAAAATTTAGTCCTAGAATCGCTACAAAATAAAATCGATTTCTTACGAGACTCTCTCCACAAAATCACAGAACCTAAAGAGCGTCTCGATACTCAAAAACAAATCCTCGATCTCAAAATCGAACTCGCAAAACAATTCAAACCTCAATGAACGATTCAGCAGAAATTCCAGATCAAAAATCTGAAGAAAAATCTGAACCAAAACAAATGGGTAGACCCTCCAGCTACTCACAAGAATTAGCCGACGAAATCTGCAATAGACTCGCTCACGGCGAAACCCTCCGATCTATCATCGCTTCTTCACCACACCTTCCAGATAGGTCTACAATATATCGATGGAATGCTGATAATCAAAACTTCCGCGACCAATACACAAAAGCTAGAGCAGAGCAAGCCGATTACTACGCAGAACTTATAGTAGATGAATCTTACTCTTCACACGATGCCGCTATCGGCAGACTGCGCGTAGATGCGCTCAAATGGGCCGCGAGCAAAATGGCTCCAAAGAAGTACGGAGAGAAGATCGAGATCGAAACAGCACAACCGCTCACGCTCGCTTTCCAGCTACCTTCCCGCGCCCCTGAACGAGTACAACTTGAATCTAACGAGAGATCACTTGAAGAGTAAACTGCAACTCCGTATCACCATCTGCTCTGATGGTTGCCCGGTTGGACCTCGCTTGCAACGCAAGGAACCATTGCCAGAGTACCAGCATACATATGACTATACGCCTACTGGGATCAAACAGGCTGAAAATGACATGATCAAGATTCAGGCGTATATCGATAAATATCATGGAGTTATCAAACGGAAATAGACTATAACTTCTGATAAGAACAGTAGTTGATAATCAAAGACACTTTATGCAAGACACAGAAAACCAACGCAAAACAAAAGAGAGGTACTTGATCGTGCGTCTCTGGCTCAACAATGACGGGAATTACCAGATCAATTCCAGCTACCCTCCAACCACAATGCACACAAGTCACATGGATGCGTCAATCGAGTGCGAGCGGCTTGCAAAGCAGTTTCCTGACACTCCATTCGCGGTATTCCGTATGGAAGACATAGCACTATCACCAAAGTCACCTGTACAATGGATCAAGCCATGAGATTCCACATTCTAGGTCTACCGCACACAGTCACCAGCAAGGAGTATGTAGCCTGTGCATACACGCAGAAGGTCTTAAAGTTCGCGCAAGGCATGACTAGGCGCGGACATGAGGTTCTGCACTATGGGCATGAAGATAGCCAGCTAGAGTGTGCTGAACACATCTCTGTGGTTGGGAACGATGATCTAGCGAAGGCGTACGGCAGTCACGATTGGCGCAAGACCTTCTTCAAGTTCGACACGAATGACCATGCCTACCAGACCTTCTACCGCAACGCTATTCGCGAGGTAGGCAAGCGGAAGCTGAAGCATGACTTTATCCTGCCGTTCTGGGGATCGGGAGTGCGTCCTGTTGTTGACGCTCACCCTGACATGATCGCAGTCGAGCCGGGGATCGGCTACGCTGGGGGACATTGGGCGAGGTTCAAGGTATTTGAAAGCTACGCAATCTACCATGCGTACTGCGGTCTGGGTAATGTAGGAACCTGTCGGCAGGACTGGTACGAGGTGGTCATTCCGAATTACTTCGATCCTGAAGATTTCGTTTACCGAGGCAATGACGAGAAGGAGGATTATTTCCTGTACCTTGGCAGGGTCTATGGTGGCAAAGGGTGCGACATCGCATTCCAAGCGGCAGAGAGGGCCGGGGTGCGGCTAGTAGTGGCAGGACAGAAAGAAGAAGGCTACCAGTTGCCTAGCCATGTCGAGTATGTCGGCTATGCTGATGTGGAGAAGCGGAAGCAACTCATGTCGAAAGCCAAGGCATCGTTCGTACCATCGCAGTATGTCGAGCCATTCGGCGGGGTTCAGGTCGAGAATCTGTTTAGCGGCACACCGACTATCACAACGGACTGGGGATCGTTTGCGGAGAATAACCTGCATGGCATCACCGGGTACAGATGCCGCACAATGGGAGACTTCGTGGATGCGGTGCAGGCTATCCAGCAAGGCAAGATCAGATCGGAGGCTTGCAGGCTATTCGCGAACAACTTCTCCATCGATTCTGTGATGCCTATTTACGAGAAATACTTTCAGGACATCCTCGATGTCTACGAAGGCAAGGGGTGGTACGCCGAGGGCAACGGCATCGAAGCATTAACCAAACAATATCCATGAACTATCCATATCACGAATTCGTTTCTCGCCTGTGCAAGTCAGGCGAGCAGATCACATCAGAGTTGTCACCAGATCAGGCACACCTAGTCCACATGGCTATGGGAGTTTCTGGTGAAGCAGGCGAGTTGCTAGATGCAATCAAGAAGTCAGCAATCTACGGCAAGCCTCTCGATTGGGAGAATGTCATCGAGGAATGCGGTGACTTGCTGTTCTACATTCAAGGGGTCTTGAACCATCGCGGAGTCAGGTTGGACGAGGTTGTCGAGATCAATCGTCTGAAGCTACAGAAGCGTTATGGTGAGAAGTACAGCAACGAAGCGGCAATCGAAAGGAAAGACAAACAATGAAGGCAACACTAGAATTCGATTTGCCAGAGGAGGAGCAGGAGCATCGCTATGCATTGGCTGGAGTCGATGCGCTTCTATTGCTCAATGACCTTGAAGAAGCAATCAGGGAATTACTCCATAGAGATTGCGGGTACTTTACCGAATGGAAAAATGAAGAAGGAAAAATCTGCGAAGGATGTCCAGAAACTTTGCAGAGGGTTTGGAACTGGATCATCGAACAGAAGGAAGAACGCAAATTGCCTGATTTACTATAATGGACTTTGAAAAAGATTATTGGGGCAACTGCTGTAATACTTTTGATGAAGATCAGAAGCATTATGTCTACGCAAGATTCATGGGATTGAAACGAGTTGGCTACTCGTTCGATGTGGGAGGCGCGAGGATCATCGACATTGGTGGTGGTCCGACATCGATGTTGCTCAAGACGATTAACCTTGCGCCTCGTTCGCTCGTTGTAGACCCGTTGGATTACCCGGTATGGACATACGACAGGTATTCCACGAAGGGCATTGATTCGATGATCTGCCGAGGTGAGGACATCTACGAGGAAGGCTATGACGAGGCATGGATATACAACTGCCTTCAGCATACCGACGATCCAGAATTGATCATCCAAAACGCATTGAGAGCGGCAAAGACATTGCGAATCTTTGAGTGGGCAGACATACCGCCGCATGAAGGTCACCCGATTGAGTTGTCAAAGGAGAAACTGGATCGATGGATCGGGAAAGAAGGGCAGACGATTCAGCTTGGGGAGTCTGGATGCTTTGGCAAAGCGTATTACAATGTGATCACAACATGACTTGGGAGCGATACGCATTGGAGTTGGCGAGGGTTGCGGCGATGAAAAGCAAAGACCCGTGGAGGCAGGTAGGAGCGGTTGTATTGCGGCACGACAAGACTGTAGCAGGGGTGGGCTACAACGGCTTTCCATCAGGCGTTGATGAGGACTGGGAGTGTCGGGAGAGGCGGCGATTGTTCGTTGTCCACGCCGAGGCAAATGCATTGAGATATGTCAAGCCAGACGAGGGATGGTTGATCGCGAGTACGACATTGCCATGCAATAATTGTCTAAAGACGATTGTGTCATACGGAATCAAAAAGATAGTGTATGGTGAAACATATCCGAGCGATGAGAGTTCATTGGATGTAGCAGGACTGATGGGAATTGAATTGTATGACGCAACAAGAATTGAATGAGCTTTACTTTACGAGATGCGTCATGTGCAGGGTTATCGAGCAGGCGTGGGAAGACGCTTTGAATATTAAGAAGTATAAGAGCGATTATGTTAACGAAGAGACTCAAAAGAACAGAGAGCAGGCAAGGGAGTGGTTCGCAGGGGAAGAGTTTGAGAGGTGGGGAGAGGCGTTAGGGCAGGATGTCGATTTATATCGAGAACATTTGAAACATAAAATCTCATTGACAAACCAAGCTGGATAGGAATTTAAATTAAGCCTTATGAAATCTGATTATCACGACGACCCTGAAGGTTATTGGCAAGAGAAGAAAGAGCGCGAAGAGGCAGACGGCAAAGAGCGTCTGGATCGATGGGAGAAACAGAATCCCAATCTTCCGTATGGCTACAATGTGCATCAATACAAAGGAGGAGAGGAATGAGTCACGAAATCCGAACGCTAAAGATTGGAGTGTGCCGTAAAGGTTATCAAATATTTGACGATTCCATGACAGAGATCGAGATCATCGATGAAGCGGCAGGCGAGTTCCTGAAGATATCGCAATGTAGCGAGCATAGCGAAGGATCGATCCAAATTGAAAAGGAGGAATGGACGACACTAAAGGCGGCGATTGATAAAATGTTTAAGGAGTGCAGGAATTATGAGTGACACACCGCAAACCGACGATCTTTCCAGAGGCAACCATTTTGTTCCTACCGAGTGGTCCGAGCGACTTGAGCGCGAGCGCGACAAGACACGGGCTGAATTAGAAATGTGGCGAGACGGAAACATACTCCACGAAGTCCATCGAAATGAGTTGGAAAAAGTAGAGTGCGAGCGCGACGAGGCGCGGGAGATCATCCGAATGGCAAAAGCTAAATTCTGCGAAGAAGGATCAGATGGGAATATAGCATCTGAAATGTTTTCTATATTGAGCGGAGGAAAATGAAATCATACATCGTCAACTACGAATCTCCGAATAACATATTTAAAGGTGAATTGTGTATCTTTGCAAAAGACCATAAGGATGCGATGTCAAAAGCATTCGACTGGGTGAAAACAAAGGAAGTCTGGAATCATCTATGGAAAATAAATTTTGCGATTCGCGAGGTTGAGATGGATTTAATCAATGCCTTTCCATTCACTAAACAAAAATGAAAGCCAAAGACTATCCAAACTGGGCTTGCGAAGAGTGCGGCAAGAAGCACGGCAGGGGCAGGAAGAGCGTTTCGACATGGCACTATGGGAAATGTGATGTTTGCGGGAAGAATAAGAGTGTGACCGAGCCTAGAGATTTTGGTCACTTTAAAAAATGGTTTAAATGAAATCTGGCAAATGGACGATTCGCATTAGCGATGGGTATTGCAATTATGAGTATGAATTGCAAGCAACGAATCCAGATGTTGCTATTTACGATGTGGTAAAACTAGTTGCAAAGAAGCTGAAAGCTGAATTAAAAGAAGGAAAATTGATTAATGAACGACCTGCAAAAGTACATTGAGGAGAGTTGGAGCGATGAAGTTAAGACGATGAACGATTTACAAGATCGTGGAATTGTTAGCGACAACGCATTAATGGCAAAAGATGTATGTGCAGATGACGCAAAAAAAGCAGTTAAATTCCTGAATGAACATCCTCCAAAAAGCATCTAATTTTGCAAAGAGCGCAACAGCATTTGTGCTGGCTGGAATGCCGTGTTGTGAGGAGAAGGAAATTGCTAGGAGGCTACGCATTTGCGCGGATTGCCCGAACTTTGATGTGACAGCATATAGTGGTGCTGGAGAGTGCAAAGTCTGCGGGTGCAACATGGAAATCAAGACTGTTATGGCAACCGAGAGTTGTCCTGAAGGAAAATGGTAGAATCAGTAAGACAAGTATTAGCGATTGCCGAAGCGGTAAGGGCAGAAGCGGATCGAGATGACCGCATGGGAATTCTGTATGCGGCAAAGTACATTCTGGCGAATGTCGCGACTGGGGGGGTTTCTTCTAATTTGGTAATCGATGAGAAGGTGGCGAATAGCATTGTTATGCAGTTTGTGCAGAGTTTGCTAGAGGAAGATCATTTCGAGGCGGCGGCGACTGTGCTATGGGGACCGGGGGTCTACGACTGGCGACCCCAATCAGCACAGGATACATGGCGTTGCTTATTCGATTACGATAAACTACTTGTGCAGGGTGCTGGCGCGATGGGGAAAACTTTCAACGCCGCCGCATGGTTTCTTCTCGACTGGATGCGCGATCCAGAATACACTTGTATTAAGGTGGTTTCGCTTACCGAAGCACACGCTCAACGAAATGTGTTTGCGGCGATTAAAACATTTTATCGCACAGCATTGGTCAAGCCAGAATACAAAGGCGAATCTGATCTTGTTAAGTCGATTCAGGTCAACGACGATGACAAGAATGGAATCCATCTTGTTGCTATTCCAAAAGGTGATGCAGGGACAGGAACGCTTCGCGGATTCCACCCTTCTCCGAGGGTTAAGCCGCATCCGAAATATGGCTCGATGTCGAGAACCCATGTGGTGTTGGACGAAGCGGAAGAGATTCCACCGGGCGTCTGGGAAGGTCTGCAAAACATCTTGTCTGCCGCCGATACGAAGTCGAGTAAGGGACGCATCAAGATTTTCGGCGCATCAAACCCGAAGGATCGCAATAGCGAATTTGGCAAACGATGCGAACCTGCTGGCGGATGGTTGAAGGTAGACTGCGAAGAAGATTTTGAATGGGAGAGCAGGGAAGACTGGCACATTCTGCGACTCGACGCCGCGAGGTGCGAGAATGTGATTGAAAAGAAAATAATTTTCCCCGGCTTTCAGTCCTACGAGGGTTACATGGCATACGAGGCGCGAGGAAAGACTGCCGAGTATTATACGATGGCAAGGGGGTTTTTCCCACAGGAGGGCATCGCAATGGCAATCATCACTCCAAGTATGATGGACAACGCAATGGGCGTTGTGCGGTTTATTGGACCTGTAGTGCCGCTCTGTGCGTTCGATCTGGCGTTGGAAGGCAAAGATCAAGTTGTGTGTAGCTACGGCAGATTCGGGCTTTCTGACGGATTTACACCTCTAGACGGCAAGTTTCGAGAATTTAAATCGCCAAAGACAGTATTGCAGTTGGATTCGCTAATTAATTTCCCTAAAAAGACAACGCTAGATCAGGCTAATGCGATTATCAATTTCTGTAAACAGATGAGGATCGGCCCGAATTGGCTATGCGTTGATCGAACTGGAAATGGATCAGGCATCCACGATGCGTTGTGCAGTCTATTCGGTAATGAAGCGATGGGAGTTAATTATAGCTGGGCGGCATCTGAAACTCATGTACTAGGCGACGATTCGCAGAGAGCAAACGAACTTTATTCTGGAGTTGTCACAGAATTAATTTTTGGATTGGCAAAATATTTAGAGTTTGAGTTTCTAAAAATTTCGCCTTCGTTCCGAACAGAAGAATTGGTTCGTCAGGCAACCTCCCGCAGATACAAGCAAGTTGGGCAGGGACTAGTAAGAGTTGAGAGTAAAGGTGATTATACAAAGCGCACAAGGCAGAATAGTCCTGACCAACTCGATTCGTTATCCTTGTTAGTTTACTTGATGCGTCAACGAGGTGGATCGATAGCAACAATGACAGAGCAAAAAAAACAAGAACATTTTGAAAAAAAACTTCCCATATTAGAGTCAATGGAATATGTTGACTTTTCCGAATAAATTTATATGAAATAAGCAATGGCAAGACCTATTGATGGATTAATACCTCCCGGCGGATGGCATTACTTTCAAAGTGATGTAAAGTTAGAGGCTTATTCGTTAAGCAACCTATATGAAGTTGTTCAGCATTATCGTGCAGAGAATCATCTACCTATTGGCGATGTTCATGGTGATGTTAATTCTTATATCTGCGGTAACTTTCCTAACAATTGTCATGGTGTTGATTCGGTTGTTGTTGTTTCTGTGGACTCTCCTAATCGACAAAGCGAACTGCTTAATGACATCACTATATGGGCGAAGAATATACTTTTGAGTCAGAAGCAAGTCAGGTTAGTATCTGATGAACTAGCTGAAGCTAGGGCGAGAACTTGTTTGCAATGTCCTAAAAATATTCAATATCGAAGTGGATGCCATAGTTGCATTGCCGCTTCAGATCGTTTGACTGCAAGCATTAGGCAGGGTAGAGATACACATTCGACAAAAAAATTAAAGGGTTGTAGTGTCATGCGGCACGATAACCGAGCGGCAGTCTTTTTTGACAAATCGCATTTTGATGTAACAGATTCAGTTCCGCAAAATTGCTGGATAAAAATTTAATATGGCAAACTTTCTTGAACCACTAGAAGCGCAGGTTATTAACACTTTTGCGACTAAAGCACCTCGGACTTTGGAAGCTGGGGATAAAAATAATAGATCGCAACTCAATGTTGTGATGCCGGGGGTCAACCAGACCGACGAGGTTGTTAATGACGAGACGCTAGAAGTTAAACGCACATTCCGTAATACCGAGCAGGCTTATAGTTCGTACCGCAGGTTGAAACAACAGAATGTTGAGCGGAATCGAAAGAATGCACTCATCCAAAAGAAACTTAACAACGAGCCTCCATACGCTCCAAAAAAACTGGAATCTATGGGGCAGAACTGGAGGTCGAATCGTCCTACAGGTTTCCTGTCCACGATGGTTAGCCGCATCCAGCCTCCTTTCAAGCAGGTTGTAGAGTCAAGCACCTATGTTACCTTTACCAAACATCCCGGCAAAGGGGTAGATGCGGAACACAAAACTAATATTTTCCGAGAGGAGATTACAAAATGCATTCGCGGGTGGTCTGGGCATGACGATATCGTTGCACAGGTAGTTCACGAAAACACTACATTTGGATTTGCCGCACTTTGCTGGGACGATCCTCGCGACTGGAAACCAGAATTTTTGCGGCAAGATTATACATTTTTCTCTATTGAAACCCCGCAAGAAGTAGAAGCAACTCCAATCTGGGCGCGGAAACGCCGATACCAGATTAGTGAACTTCTTCCGATTCTTGAAGACCCGCAGACCTCTAGTCTTGCTGGTTGGAATATCAAAAATCTCATCAAAGCGATTAACAATGCCACTCCCGCAGGCAGAACTTTGGATTCTGACGACGATGCTCGCCGAATTGAAGACTGGATTCGCGAAGGAAGCTATGGAGCCAGCTACGAAAACGATGCCAAGTATGTTGAGTTGGGTGAACTTTTAGTAAAAGAACCGCACGGCAAGATTAGCCGATTTTTGTTCGATGATAAATCTGGAAACGAAATCTGCACTCAACTTGATCGCTATTCGCGAATGTCGGATTGCTTGGCATTGTTTAGTGTTGAAATCGGTTCTGGATCGCTGATGTCTAGCCGTGGGGCGGGGCGCGACCTTTACAATTCGCATATCGCCATCGATAAGGCGCGAAATCTTGTGCAGGACAATGTGTATCTCAAGGGAATGTTGTTGCTGAAGAAGACCGCAACAGCAAAACCCGGCATCGCACCTCTGACAGTCATGCATCCTGTGGCTTATGTAGCCGAAGGATACGAGGTAGTTCCGCAGTCTGCCCCAGCAGATGTTGATGATTTCTTAAAATTAGATCAATTCATTTCTGGTTTGGCAGAAATTCAGCTTGGAACCTTTCTTCCATCGTCCGCTTTAGGTCTACAGACGGGTGATAAGACCGCATCCGAGATCAACAGGGTAGCGGCAATCGAAAATCAGATTCGCGAAGGAATTTTAATGCGTTGGAGCAAGCAATACTCCGAGGCAGTTGCCCGAATGCAACGAGGGATTTGCCATCCAGAGCATATTAAAGCGGCATCTGAACTCAAAATGTTGCTGGATGTGGCACGAATGACGAATCAGGACGCAATTTGGGCGCGAAAAGAGGTTGTAGAAGCCTTCCAGCAGTCCGAATTTGATATGCCTCCGTTTTTAGTGCCTTTTGACCTTCCATCGCACCTCGACGAAGACGCAGTTTCGTGTTGCTTGGCAATGATGGAGCGCAATTTGCCGCCTAGCGACATTATTATGATGGCATTCGCCCCTGCACAGGAGTTAATCCCTGATAATGCCGCTCAAGAAGGTGCAATTCTTGATCTTCTGATCCAAAGGTATAGCGGAAACCCTGCTATCAACCAAGATGAGTTGATTAAGCTTGATTGGAGTAAGAAAATGGGACAAGAACTAGCAAATCAGGTAATTCTTCCAAGAGATCAAGTTGAAGCAGTTGCAATCGAGGCAACTCGCGCCCAAATCATCGAATTGCAGAGCATTATTGCTGGTCAAGAAGTGCCTGTATCACCTCGCGACAACGATATGATCCATTTGGAGACTCTTGTTGCCAAACTGATGCCAGTTATCGCAAGTGCGCCACAAGGCGGATTACCACCTGAAATGGTTGGTCCGTTTGCCAAGGCACTTGAGCATTTCATCACCCATCTCAATCAAGCGGAGATGAAGGGCGCAGATCGCAATAAAATCGCCGAATACAAGCAGATGGTGCAAGAGGCTTACAAGCATCTAACCGCAGGGATGCAAGCACCACCAATGGATCAAATGATGCCTGCCGCAGGCGCAGGAATGCCTTCAGGAGGCGGTGGGGGCGGTGGGCGAGTTAGTGCCGCACAAGCACAGCAGGCGACTGAAGCTATCGCGCCAGATCAATTTTCGGGAGTTAATTCAATTGCCGCTCCCGGCAAACCACCAACAGCAGGATAATGGACAAGTATCCAGTAATAGAAGCAAGTGAATCTGGAATACCTGATGAATGGTTTAAATCTAATCCAGATGTTGCTGGCATGGCATGGGGAGCAGGATTAAATGGATCATCAAAAGAAACTCCAAGATCAATAATTATTAATCCTTATACAAAAAATTTAAAGAATAATAATGCAAAAAAAGCATTGATAGAAAATGAAAGTATAAGGCACTTGATGGATGAAACAAAATGGAGTGGTAACTTTACAATAACAAAAGAACAAAAAGAATGGGCTAAAAAATTAGGAAGCTATAAAGATAACCCAGAGATGTTGAAGCAAACAATAGTTGCAAGAATGGCAACTGGAGATTTTGTTCCGAATCCAACAAAAAAACAAATTGAAGCTACCAAAAAATTAAAACAAACAAAAATTATGCCAGACAAAACTAAAAAAGAAATGAAGAAGAGCGGAGTCAAAAGTGATGCCGATCTTAAAATGGATAAAAAAACTGGATTAGGTTCCACATCCGAAAAAGAGCAAGAGATCGAAGACTTGCTTTCCGAAGAAGAGGCACTTGCAAAAAATTACGAGCGCATTGAAAAGCAAGGCATGAGTGACCAAGGCATTGTTAGTCCGAAGGAACTTAAAGAATTCGGAAAAGATGTCTACAAAGGCGCAAAAGCTGGCGTGAAAAAAGTTGCTAAAGGTGCTGTTGAGGCCGCGAAAGCAGGCGTTAAAAAAGTGAAAGAGTATATGGACTAACATGGACTGGACTAACTCTGACGCAGTAAAATTTCGCGAATACAACAAGTCTGCTGGAGACAAGGTTAAAAAGTTTCTTTCTGCACTTGTTCCGAAGTGTGATGGCAACACAATTGAGCAGGTTGCTTTGCAGGCAAAGTATAAGGAAGGTTACGAATTTGCTTTGTCGCAAATCGATTTTCTTTTGAACTTTGATGACAAAGAAGAAGACCCGTCTAGCGGCAAATTTACCGATATGTAATTATGAGTGCAGAAATTAAACCTCGCTTCAGCAAAACAATTGTAAACCCTGCCACAGGTCGAAAAAAAACAATTGAATATGGTCAGGCAGGCAAGGCAAAAGACGGGAAAGATCGCATTCGCCCCGGCACAAAAAAAGGTGACGCATATTGCGCTCGGTCTGCAAAAATCAAGGGAGATTGGAAAGACGATCCGAATAGCCCGAACAGGCTTTCTCGGAAAAAATGGAAATGCAAGGGCAGTAAATCGATGAAATAATATGGGTGGGAGTGCAACTTATAAAGGTTTTCCTACAAAACATCCATCTGTAAAAAATCCAGATGGGAGCGAAAGCAATGTGAAGCTGGGAACATTTGGAATCGATGACAGGCAGTATGTCATCCCAACAATGGTCGAAGGAAAACAATTATCAGACAGAGATGCATTTAATACTGCAAAACAATATGGGATTGATAAATACCCATCATTCAAAACAGTATCGCAAGCAGATGAGTGGGCAAAACGATATCATGGCAAAGTAAACGCAGAAGGTAAAATCAACTACTAAAAGTAGAAAATAGTAATAAATAAATATATGGAAAACGAAAACGAAACAATTGAACCGAATGTAGCCTCTGGATTTGGAGAACCATCGCTTGATGCTGATCCGCTTGACCCAGATGTTGATGTAGCTTTGGATCGACTGCTTGACGAAGCAGAAGGCATTGCCGAACCAGAGCAAATTAATGAACCGATTGAAACAGAGTCTAGTGATCCTATCGAGGAAACTACTGAAGAGGTTCCTGAAATGGTTGATCCAGTAGAACGAGAATCTACTGAACAAACAGAATCGACTGAATCAACAAATGAGCCAGAGTCAGAACTTGACCCTGAAATCGCCGCAATCGAGCGTCCTCGCAATCTTTCCGAGAAAAACCAGAGTAACTGGCGCAAGTTGCAGGAGACTGCATCCAGCTACAAAAAGCAGGCTGAAGAAGCGGCACAATTGCGCCAGAGGTTAGAGGAGGCGCAACATCAAGTAAAAACTCCTGACGATTACGATGAGTTGCGCCGATTCCGAGCAATTTTCGACATCCAGAACGATCCAGAATTTCGCTCGAAATTTGAAAAGCCTATCTCGGATGCCAAAGAGAACATCTACCGCATATTAAAGGCCAATGGAGCTTCGGACGAGGTCATTAAAAGCATCGAGGAGAATGGTGGACCTGACAAGATCGACTCCAAATGGTGGAAGACAAATGCAATTGACAAATTGCCATTGACTGAATCGGAGCGTCTGAAGCGAAACTTGGTTGATGTTGTCGAGTTAAAAGAGAAGCAACAATTTGAGATCGAGAATGCGTCAAAAAACGCCGATCAATACTATCAGCAAAAAGCGCAACAGAACGAGGAGTGGTATCACAGCACAACTAACGAAATTGATACCTACATGGATCAGGTAACAAAGGAATTGCCTTGGGCGCGATTTAAGGAAGCACCCAGCAATGCTACTCCTGACCAGATTCGTGAAGTTGAACAGCATAATGCGGCGGTTGGAAGTCTTGCAGAAAAGTTTAACTCTGCGCTTTGGCCGACATCCGCTCAAGATCGCGCAAATGTTGCCGCCGCCGCAGTATTTAGCCATGTGCTTACAGAGCAATTGCGTGTTGAGCAGGCATCCAAGGTTAAAATGAGTGAACAGCTCAAAAAACTTACCGAAGAGAACAATCGTTTAAAATCAGCAGGCAAACTGCCAAGGCAGAATGTTAGCTCACCAAATCGAGTGTCTAATAGCCTCGGAGATCGCTTGAAAATGTCATCTGCTGACGCAATTGACGCAGGGCTTGACGAAGCTCTCGGAGGCTAATTTTGATGCGTAGTGGCGAAATGGCAGACGCATCGGACTTAAAATCCGATTTCGGTAAATCGAAGTGCGGGTTCAAGTCCCGCCTACGCAATTAACATAAAAAATATTACTTAATAAATAAATATGGAAAAATTATCACCACTTGAACAAAATGCGGCGAAGCAATTGGAGTCATTTGACCCATTTGCCAACCTTCCAATCCCCGGCTTTTCTTTGAAAAAGTATGAGCGAGATAAGGCAAAAGAAGCAGAAGCGAAAAAACAAGCAGAAGAACCAAAAAAAGAAGAACCTGTGAAAAAAACACAAAAAGAAAAAAAGCCTGCTCGCAAAGTAAAGTTGGAATCTGTCCTTCCTCCAGAACCAGAAAACATCAAGGCTGAATCGCAAGATAATCCGATTATTGAATCGCGAAATCCCGAAGGAATGCCTAGTTATCGTTGTGAATTTGCAGGCAGAGACATCTTTGTTGGACTGCTTTCATACAAGACCACAAATCCCGTAACTGCGATGGTATTGACGGCACTTGCGCTTGATTTTGGACGAGACAAAATCCGTTTTGATCTTGAGTTGGGCAATTCCATGATCTATCAGGCGCGAAATCGTCTCGCCGCAAAGTTCCTCGAAACTGACGCTCGGTGGATGCTCATGCTGGATGATGACATGATCCCGTGCATTGGGCGACCAGCATGGATGCGTCATTGGGTTCCTTCCGCTCGCAATGTGTTGGATTTGCCTCTCCAGAGGCACATCATACATAAGCTAGTTGGAGACAATAAAAACATCGTTGGCGCGGCTTATTTCGAGCGCAGAGAAGGTGCTGGATTAGTTTGCTCTGATCAGTCCCTAGTGCCTCGCGCAAAAAACTACGAAGATGCCGTTGTAGAGGTTGATTGGTTAGGCACAGGCGCAATGCTGGTTCACCGACGAGTATTTGAAGATATTGCTAAAACTTATCCAGAAATTGATGGAAACTTCTTCCATCCAATTGATGGAAAAACTGGCGAAGATATTTCGTTTTGCATTCGCGCTAAAAAAGCGGGTCATGCAACTTTCATCGATCTTTCCGTTCCAACCTTCCATGTCGGATACAAGACATACTAATGAAAAATATCTACGCTTACTACGAGTCGATTCAGGCAAAGGATCAGGCTTTAGAATTCTCAAAAGCCAATCTCTGGAAAGACAGTTGGACTCGTGCAGGATGGAATCCCGTGATGCTAAATTCAAGTCATTCGCAAATCTCTCCGCAACGAATTAAAATTACTAAAAAACTGCTTCAGACCTATCCTTTGTTGAACAAAGAAAAGAACGAGTCACAAGAATTAATTCAAGCTAGATTCAATCGAATTTGTGCGCTCCATGCCGCAGGTGGAGGATGGATTAGCGACTATGATGTTTTGAATTATGGATTCACTCCATCGATTGCTACTGCACACGAAGGAAATTCGTTTGTGATTAGCGGAAACCCGGCTTGCGTAATATTTATTTCAAAAGAAATCTGCAATGCCGCAATGACAAAAATTTGGAATGAAGAATTAATTACGGAAGATGGATTGATGCGCTACGAGGCAGATTTCTTCAATCCATTTTTGAACCTAGACATAGATGCTTTGGAACACACAAAAGATTTTAATTTGATGAAAGAAAAATTTTCAAAAAAATTTACTAGTTCTATTTGACACTAAAAAAAAATAGTGTATTAGACGAAGCATACTGCGAAGTGTAGAAGCGTTATTCTGCGGTCAATACAAAGACCATAAAAATTGTAAATCAGGCCGAAAAACGCCCAGCGTAGCCGGGGCATACAAACTAAACTTTAGCCGTAACAGGCTATAAAATATTTGTTGCCCCGATAGTTTTTGACTAGAGGGGAAACCAAGAAACCAAAACCTCAAACTAGAAAACTAAACATATGTCAGATTGTATTTCACTCGCCGCAGTTCAAAACTTCGCGGCTAAAGATGTCAACCGCATCATCGGTCAGATTGGCCGTGTGCTTGCTCGTAAATCCCCTTACATCAACTCGATTGATGGTGGCACTCTTCCGAATGTTTCGGATGTAGTTCGCTCGGTGGTTCAAGAGATGGCAGTTCCTGCCGCTTCGCTTGCCTCGCCTAGCTTCGCTAACGATACGACCCTCTGCGGCGTTGGTGCTACTCCCGATCAAGTTGGCTCGACTGAATATCAGTTCCAGCTTCAGACCCTGCGTGGTGCTGGTCCTCGCGTATGCGTGAAGACCTCCCGAACCGCTTTCAAGGGTTCCTACCTTCAGGCTCAAATTTCGCTTGAGAAGACCATTCTCCAGCTTATCAATGCCGATATTCGGTATCAGTATTTAATTCAGAGTGGCATCAAGTATGTGAGCAACAGCACACGCACTTTCACCCAGAATCTTACTGGCGATATGCAGGCAATCAATACCCAGTTCGCTACTGGCATTCTTCCTGATAGCCCAATGAACTTCAAGACTCTCTACCGCATTGGCACTTTCCTTCGCGAAGAGATGCTTGCCGAGCCTTTTGGTTCCAAGGATGGCGAATTCTTCCAAGTCATGGCATCCGCCGATCAGATCGAGGCTTTCCGCAACGATGCTGATGTCAAAGAAGACCTCGTTGCTCTTACGACTGGTAGCTTCAAGCTCGGTGAAGATTCCATAAAAGGTTATCAGTTCTTTGGTTATCGCGGGTTCGCTTTCGGCATCGATCAGCAACCTCTTCGCGCCTCTGGCTACGATGTTTCTGGCAATTTGGTTCTCATCAACCCAATCACCTCGACTGCCGTTACCAATGGCTTCGCTCAACGCCGCAATCCTGCATGGGTTGCCGCCCAATACGAAGTCATGTTTGTCATTGCTGGTGAGGCTTTCAAGCGTCTTGTGCCTGAAACCTATACTGGCGAAGGAACCTTCCGTTTCGCTCCGCAACTTGCTATGGGTGAACTGGAATGGACTTATTTCCGCGACAACGACTGCAACTTGTATGGTGATTTCGGTCAGCACATCTATCAAATTAGCCGTGCTATTCAGCCGATTCGCCCACAGAATGTGTGCGCTATCCTCTATAAGCGTTGTCCTTATGATGGTATGCCACTTCCCTGCTCGACCTCGGTTGGTGGTCTGTAAGTGAATTGATAACGAGGGAATCAGATTAAGTTCTGGTTCCCTCTAATCAGTTTAACTTATTAATCCTATGGCAAACTTACCTCCTATCCTTGATACTGCCGATTTCAGGCATTTAGTTCTTGAAAATCTTAATATTTTAAAAGGTTTTCAAATTCCAGAATATGATGAACTAGCGTTGACATACTATGGATCAACGAATAACATTGCGACTGTTGTTTACAAAAAAGATTCTACATCTGTTGCTACGCTTACGCTGACTTATTCTGTTCAGCCTCCAGTTTCTAATGATGCAAACCTTGTTAATGTAGCAATATCTTAATATGGCACTTACATTTAATCCTTTTACTGGTAAACTTGATTTTACTGGCAGTCAATCGACTGCGGCAATCGGAGCTACAGGAGCAACTGGCCCAAGTGGTGGTCCGACAGGTGCAACGGGTTTGCAGGGAAGCACGGGCGCGACAGGTTCTGGTAGCACGGGAGCAACTGGTTTAGTTGGCGGGACAGGTGCTACGGGATTAAGTGTTACTGGATCGACAGGAGCCACAGGAGTTGGATCGACTGGGGCTACAGGCGTTGGAACTCAAGGTAGCACGGGTGCAACTGGAGTGGGAACTCAAGGTAGCACAGGAGCCACGGGTGTAGGCATCCAAGGTAGCACAGGAGCCACGGGTATAGGCATCCAAGGTAGCACGGGAGCCACAGGAGTTGGAGAACAAGGCGCGACAGGAGCGACAGGTATCGGTCAAGCTGGAAGCACGGGCGCGACTGGAATTGGAACGCAAGGCGCAACTGGAAGCACAGGCATCGGAGAGCAGGGTTCGACGGGCGCAACTGGTGCTACGGGCGTTGGAGTTCAAGGAAGCACGGGCGCAACTGGCGTTGGCGAGCAAGGAAGCACGGGCGCAACTGGCGTTGGCGAGCAAGGTTCGACAGGAGCCACGGGTGTTGGAGAAATCGGTAGCACAGGAGCCACAGGTGCAGGAACTCAAGGAAGCACAGGCGCAACTGGCGTTGGAGAAATCGGCGCGACTGGAGCCACGGGCGTTGGCGAGCAAGGTTCGACGGGCGCAACTGGAGTTGGAGAACAAGGCGCGACTGGAGCCACGGGAGTTGGCGAGCAGGGTGCGACAGGAGCCACAGGCGTTGGAGAAATAGGAGCCACGGGAGCAACTGGGCCTCAAGGAAATGCTGGACAATCTGCATCTTTTTTCGACTATAAAGCAAAAACAACGAGCACAACGGGTGATCCAACTTCAACGCATTTAATTTGGAATAATGCGACACAAATTTCTGCTACGCAAATCAATGTCTCGCACATTGATAAGAACAATGTCGATGTCGATGTTTTTCTAGAACTCATAAAGCAAGGGGACACGCTGATCTTGCAAGACGCAACCAATAGCAATAACTACCAAAAATGGACTGTTTCTGCACCTCCAGTTTTGCAAACTGGCTATGTTGAGTATCCAGTTACATTAGTTACCTCGGCTGGCACAGGCACAACTAATTTTGCGAACAACCATGACCTTGCATTCATTGTATTCTCGGCAGGTATTGCTGGTGCGACAGGCGCAACTGGTGTAGGAGCAACTGGCGCGACTGGCGTTGGGGCGTCAGGTTCGACTGGAGCCACGGGAGTAGGTGAGCAGGGAGCCACAGGCGCAACAGGCGTTGGGGCGTCAGGATCGACTGGCGCAACCGGGATTGGGGAGCAAGGGGCTACAGGAGCCACAGGCGTAGGCGAAATCGGCGCGACAGGGGCAACTGGCGTAGGTGAGCAGGGTTCGACAGGAGCTACGGGAGTTGGCGAGCAGGGTGCGACAGGAGCCACGGGTGTTGGCGAAATCGGCGCGACTGGAGCCACAGGCGTTGGCGAGCAGGGTAGCACGGGCGCGACTGGAGTTGGAGAACAAGGCGCGACTGGAAGCACAGGCGTAGGCGAAATCGGAGCTACAGGAGCAACTGGCGTAGGCGAGCAAGGCGCAACTGGAATAGGCGCAAGCGGAGCTACTGGTGCTACGGGAGTAGGAACGCAAGGTTCGACGGGCGCAACTGGTGCGACACCAGCAAATATTGTTCTTTCAGACACGACTGCGGCTCAAGGCGGGACTCAACTGCTTAACATGGTGCAAATCACTCAAGCGGCATACAACGCAATTGGAACTCCAACCGCCAACACGCTTTACATCATCGTCGGATGAAATTAACCGATTCCAATGCAGGAGAGGTTGGGACTAGTAATGTAACTGCAATTGCGTCTGCAACTGCGGCGTTTCGCCAATTCATGTGCTACTCCGCGACGACGATTTCGCAAGCGATTACTGGCACAACTGGATTGGTTAAGAATGGCGCGGCACAGCTCACGCTTTCGGGAACTTGCAATTACACGGGGCAAACGCAAATAAACGCTGGAACGCTTGAAGTTACAGGCGCATCAACGCTCAACGGAGTAATTAGTGGATCAGGAACATTAAGAAAAACTGGAACGGCAGTTTTAACAATAGGTGGGAACAATACTTATTCTGGAGGAACATCGTTTGTTTCGGGAG